AGGCGCGCAGAAGCGTTGAGATCGCCAAGCAGCAGGACGCCAGCCGGAAAGCCCAAGAGGACAGGGCGGCAGCGCAGAAGGCGAAGGATGAGTCCGAGAAGGCCGCGCGCGACGACATGGACGGATTCGGGGCTTCACTGGATCCGATGGCGAGGGGCAAGGCGGTAGCGACCCTCAACAGAACTGTGGTTTTCGACGGCACGGCGATGACCGTCAAGGCTAAGGTGCGCGAGCTTATCGAGTCCGGAGAAGTCCCTTCATCCCGCGAAGAGAACGCCATCAAGGACATGACGAGGGCGCAGTTCAACAGGGCGTCCAACGAAGAACAGGCGGCCCATGCCAAGAAGCAGCGCGAGGCTGGAAAGAAGACCGTCTACACGCTTGGCGGCTACGACATCGGAAAGACCGCATACGACTACGCCAACCACATGATCGGGAAGCGTTCACAGGAATCCACCCCCCGCACACCGGAATCCACCGTTGCCACCCCCACCCCCGCGAACCCCGTCGCCTCCGCGCTCAAGGACGCCGTGGCCGCGCTGGAGAAGGCCGCCGTGGCGATGGAGGGGAGGGAGCCTGCCGCCGCCGCGCCAACCTTCTCAATCGGAGAACTCGTCCGCCTCGGAACGGACAACGGCAAGATCGTCAGCGTCGAGCCGGAAGGGTACTACAACGTCTACTGGTTCGGCCCGCGCCAAGAGTCGATTGTGAACGGGGAGAAACTGGAGAAGCGGACGGATGTGGCTCCGCCCGCCCCCGCCGCGCCCCGCGAGCCCTGGGAGATGACGCGGGCGGAGTTCGCCGGACCCGCCGTTCCGACAACGGAGAAGCGTCAGTGGGAAGTGGAGCATGATCGTTTCGCTGGAAGCGGTAGGCCGTTCACTGCGAACGTCGTTACCGTAACCGCGAACAGCCGCGCAGAAGCGATTCAGCGAGCCGTGGAGTTGAGGGGGCAAGGCAAAATCGGCAAGGTACGCGAGATCGCGCCATTGCGTATCAGTTCCGACTCGGACGCTCAAGAAGCGCGCGACGCCAAGTTGCGAGATCATGGCGTATTCGTGTCTCGCGCCCTCGCCGCCTCCCGCCCCGTCCCCGCCGCCGTGCTCGCCGACTACCCGGAGTTGCGCAAGGGCGCCGCGCAGGTGGACGAGACGGTGGACGCAGCGCCGGAAGCGCCCGAGACGCCAGCCGCCGCCCCCTCCGCCATCGACGACTTCGGCGAGAAGATCGGCGGCGCACGCAAGGACACCGCCGAGAGCACCGGCCCCAAGGTGAAGCGCGAGCCACCGGCCGATACCTCCCCGGCGTGGAGCAAGCAGTTTGTCGCCGTTGAAAGCGTTGCCACCCCCGGACAGTGGAGCATCATCGACAGGAAATCGAAGTTCGGGTTCGGCCGCATTGGCAACCGCCGCCTACAGACGTTCTCGTCGCAGGCCGAGGCGGAAGCCGCGATTCCGCTCTTTGCCGTAGCCCAGAACCATGCCGCGCTTCCGAACAGCGACGGGACTTACTCCATCCACAAGACCGTCGGAAAGCGCAAGCGTATCAAGGTGGTGAACCGCGACTTCCCATCACGGGAAGAGGCCATGACGTACATGGCGCTTCACGCCGAGGAATTGCTGAACCTGAAGACCAGTTTCGGGGAGGAGATTCTACCCGTCCCCGAGATCGCCCGACGTGAAGGCGTACCGCGCAGGACCCAGGACGCCACGCCCGAGATGTTCATGGAGACGTTCGCCCCGCGCGGGATCGAGTTCGGCAACTGGCAGAACCAGGAGGAGCGCCAGTTGGTGATGAACCACGCCTACGACGGGTTGCTGGACTTGGCGGATACGCTCAGGGTGCCCGCAAAGGCCCTCATGCTGGACGGAGAACTCGCCATCGCCTTCGGCGCGCGCGGCCAAGGATTGTCCGGGGCGAAGGCCCACTACGAGCGCGACTACGGCGTCATCAACCTGACCAAGATGAAGGGAGCAGGCTCGCTCGCGCACGAGTGGATGCACGCGCTGGATCACTACCTCGCCCGGATCGACACGAAGGCACCCTCCGAGAAGAAGCCCAACGAGCGCGGGGACATGGTGTACCCTGACGTGAACACGAAATATGGGCTCCAGAGCCACGGATCAAGCTACAAGTCGAAGATGCGCACCGAACTGAAGGACGCCTACGACCAACTGGTGAAGTCGCTCTACAAGAAGGCGAAACAGTACGTAGAGGACACCACCGTAGCTGACAAGTTCCTTTCCATGGCAAAGGAACAGTTGCGCTCCAATCTGGACGAGGCGAGAAGGTCGCTTGCCCAAGACATGACCGCCTATCATAAGAGCAAGGGCGGTTACAGCTCCAAGCCGCTCAAGTTCTGGGAGCCAGCGCCCGTCGAGAGGTTGGCTGAGTTTGATAGGATCGCCGATGGCCTCGTTGAAGGCGGGAACCTGGAAACGACATGGAAGGCGGGCGACTACGCAAGCAGTCGCACTTCCACTGGACGATACACGAATGATGCGCTGGAGTCGTTGAGCGCCATCTTCAAGGCTACTCGCAACAGTAGCGGATTCCACAAAGAAGGGCATGGCGCGCTCGATAAGATTGCAGCAGCGATGCGCACTTACCGCGAACGAATCCAGATGATGAACGACGCGCAGACCGGAACCGAGAAGACCAAGCAGGTTACGACCAACTTCGCCATCGAGGCAAAGAAGATGGACCAGGCGCGTTCCGGCGACTACTGGAGCGAACCGCACGAGATGACGGCGCGCGCCTTTGCAGCCTATGTCGAGGACCAGATTGCGGCAGCGGGCGGGCAGAGCGACTTCCTCGTCTACCATGCGCACGGCGGAATCATCCTCCCGATGATCGACGGGTTTGTGGCGCGGCCCTACCCCGAGGGCGAGGAGCGCAAGATCATCAACGGGATGTTCGATGCGTTCGTGAAGGAGATCCAGACCCGCCCCACCGAGCGCGGCGTGGCGATGTACGCCCGCAGCGAATCCTACCAAGCCGCCGAAGCTGAGTACACTCGCGCCTCCGCAGCATCCGCCGCCGTCCGCATGAGTGAGGACGACGCCATCATGGGCGAACTGGACCCCGAATCGCTGACCGCAGCGAAGCGACGCCGGTTCCGCCTGCTGACGGATGCGCGCCGTGCAGAGATGGCCGCTCTTGAGAACTGGCTTTCATCCTATGTTGGCGATCAGAACAGCGCGGCGTTCGAGGTCCGAGGAGAACTCAAGAAGAGCGACGGAACGCCCTACCAACGTGCGGCGTTCTTGCATCGTTCGGTTCGTGAGCCAGGAAGGTGGGAAGTCCACTACTTTGATACGCTGATTGGCGGGGAATGGTCTCCGTCGGGGCATGACACCTACGACTCCAAATCGGAGACGATCAAGGCCATGGCCGGAACGACTGGCAGCGCGATGCGAAACGCCATCTTCGCCGGAGAATGGCGGCCGGCACCGGAGTTGCGGTTCGCCCGCATGGATCCCGCCGGAGAATCAATCCCTCGCCCTCGCGCCACCCCGCGCCCGATGCCCCGCGCCACCCTTGACAACACCCCCACGCAGGAGCAGACTACGGATCGCGCACAGGAGATCACCTATGACACCTGGACAGAACCAAACGCAGACCGAGCAGCCCGCTATCGGGCTCTCAGGGCCGACGGGGTCGATACTCATGCGGCCCGAGGCCAACGGGAAGTTCAGCGAGCGGCAGAAGCGTTTCGCCGAGGGCGTTACGGGGCGCAAAATGTTCAAGTCGCCGACCTCCTTGAATCGGCCACGAGCGATGCCGCCGCCTACGCCTCCGCCGCCGGGCGAGAATACGTAGCCCGCTGCGCCTCACGCGGGTACACCGTCGCGTTCATCACGCCCTCCGCAGAGTGGCGCGGCTTCATAGATGGCGTGACGCTCACGAGCGCGGATGCCCGAGTCGTTATCGTCGCCAACAACACCTCCGCCACGCGAGCGCACGAGTTCTTCCACGTCCTCGAAATGACGGGGGATGCGAGCGCGCTGGAGTTACGAGATCGCGTTGACATGGAAAGCGCGCCAGCCCAGGCGTACAAGGCAAGACTCGACGCTCTCGGGGTGCAGCCCGACGCAATCACGCAGAGCGACATTGCAGCGGACGTGTTCGCACAGGAGCGCAGGTTCGGCGTGGACGTGGCGGCGGCCGTGGGGGTTGGGGTGGGGGCGCGGGGGGTTGGGACGCGAGGGGAAGGCGTCGGAGTGCTGACGACGAGTAACGCCACCGTGACGGCTCCTGGGGCGACTTTGCCGCGGTTCATGGTAAAGGCGTACCACGGGACGCCGCACACCATGGAGCCTGAACCAGGCCACCCGCTCGGACGCTTCCGCAAGGAGAAAGTAGGCACTGGCGAGGGAGCGGCCGCCTACGGATGGGGAGTCGCATACACAGCACAGAACCGTTCCGTGGCCGACGCATACCGAGAGAATCTTGCGCGTGATCGAACTCGCGTTATGCTTGACGGCAAACCTCTCGGCATCGACCAGCGCGCCCCGGTTGCTCAAGCACTCCTAAACGGAGATTCTCCGTCGCGCATCCGCAAAGAGATTCGTGATGCAATTTCGTTCTACTCAAAGGAAGACCCGAACTCGGAAGACCTGAAAGAGTATCGCGCCTTGGCGGCAGCGTTTGCGGATAATCCCCAGCGCATCTCGGCGGATCGCGGCAACCTCTACCACGTCGAACTGGCCTTCGACCCCGAGGACACGCTCGACTGGGACCGCCCCCTGAGCGAGCAGAGCGAGAAGGTGCGGAGGGCGCTGGCCGACCCGATTTTCAACGAATTCGCAGAAGGGAAGATCAGTCCCGCACATCGCGGCAGCGACGTGTACGCATTCTTGAGCCGCAAGTTTGGAGATCAGGAAGCGCAGATTTACGATCTGCGCGAGGACAAGCAGGCCGCCTCCGAGTACATCGCCTCGCTCGGCATCCGCGGCATCCGGTACGCCGACCAGGGGAGCCGCGCCGACAACTTCACGCTGCGCCGAAAGGCCAACGGGAAGTACGAACTTGTCAGTGATTCGCAGATGATCCAGTCGCCAGAGTTCGACACGCGAGAACAAGCGACGGAATGGTATCGCACTCGCAAGACCTACAACTACGTCGTCTTCAACGAGTCCGACATCCGCGTCGTCGGCCGCAACGGCGAGATGATGAGCCCGAGCGACGCCATGGGCGGCGAGGCGCGCGCGGCGCAAACGTCACGCTCCGCCGCCGTAACCCCCGAGCAGGACCGCGAGTACATGGATGCGGTGGAGAGAGGGGATACGGCGGAAGCGCAGAGGATGGTGGACGAGGCGGCGCGGGCGGCGGGGTTCACGGTGGGGCCGGTGTGGCATGGAAGCAACACGCTGTTCGACGAGTTCTCTGCCACGTCTGACATCGGCTTTCACTTCGGAAGCGAACAGGCTGCGATGGAGCGCAGGACGCGACTTGGATCGGTTGACGAAATCGACATTGAGGACTTGTCGCCATCCGAAATGGATACGGATTCACTGCGCGTATCACGTGGAGAAATAGGCGGCGATGCTCGATCTGACCTGTATGCCTTGCTGCTGCGCAAGTTGGATTATCCAAAGCAAGACCTCCGCGCTCAGATTGACGCCATGCCGCCTGCGGAAGTGGAGGAAGCAACAAGCGAATACCGTGCCCGTCCAGACTCCAAGCGGTTTGCTGATCGAGTCGAAAAAGCGCGCAGCGGCCGAGCCTATCGCGTTGGCGGAACTGGTGTAGAGCGCACCGTGAACACCATGCGCGAAGCGCGGACGGAGCGCGCGCTTCAGCGGAAGAGACTTTCGACTCCCACCAAGGCGTTCCTGCGCGCAAGCAGAACGCTCAAAATGAGAGACCTTGGCGTATGGCCGTCCAGCGAAATAGCTTCCGAATCTGGCGTCCCGCTTAACCAATTTCGAGACACGCGCGATTATGAAAGCGTCCGTGAGACCCTTATCCGCAACGGATACGATGCTATTCAGTACGAGAACCTTGTGGAAGACTCCGGATCAACTTCGTATATCGTCTTCTCCCCCTCCCAGATCAAATCCGCCGACGCCATCACCTACTCCGACGCCGGCCGCGTCATCCCGCTGAGTGAGCGGTTCAACGCCGCGACGGGGGATATTCGGTTTGCGAGGCGATCCGCCGTCACAACCATTGATGTTTCAGACCCAAGACTCTACGGAGAGGGTCAACTAACGTACACCGGGAAGCCCAGTATGACGACCGGGCCGATAGACGTTATTCTGACCGATGATGGCAGACTGCTCGTTGAAGACGGGTGGCACAGGATTGAAGACGCCAGGGCCAAAGGCGAGAAGCGAATTGCCGCTCGCGTGGTGAATGAAAACGGAACGCCATTAGAGTCCATCCCTCGCTTCGCCCGCAGCGAGCCGCCTACCCCCCGCCGTCGCTCCGCGCCCCCGCCTCTCCCCCTATCCCCCGACCGCGCCGCCGCGACCATCCCCGCCGCGGTAGCCGGATCCGCCACCGCCGCCGCCTCCACGGAAGGGTGGGACACCATCGCCTCCTTCCAAGACTTCATCGACTCCGTAGAAACCTCGATGCGCGCCTACGACCAGGAGCGCGTGGACGCCGCGATCCGGGTGACGCAGGCCGTGGAGCGCGACGCCGCCAAGAAGATCGTGGAGCAGACCCGCAGCATCATGCGCGACAAGGTGCGGGCCGAGCGCGACGCCGGGAAGACCAAGGCCCTCGACTCCGCGAACACCGCGCTCTCCAAGAAGTTCGCCGGCGCCAAGCTCCCCCCGCCGCTGCCGGCGCGCTCCGTCCCGCAGGCCGTGAACCAGGCGTTCACCGGCGGCAAGGCCGTCATGCGCGGCGTCGCCCTCGACACGTCCATTGACTCCGCCGTGGAGCGTTCCTTCTGGGAGGCCCTGAAGCGCACTCGATCAAGCCCGCACCCCGGCGACAAGTGGCGCGCGCAGCTCGCCGGGATGATGTCCGTTCTCAAGGCCGTGGATGCCGAGACCCGCGGGCGCACCCCGGAGCAGGTCAAGGAGATCGTCGCGAAGCGCATCGCTGGGCTGTTCGGCGAGGAGCGCCGCCACATGATGTCGGCCGCGGCGCGCGCGAACCCGACCGCCATGCTGGCCGCGATTCGCAAGTATGCGACACAGCACGTCGCCGACTACTACGCCGGGCCGCTCGCCAAGATGATCGCCCGCTACTCCCCGCCGCGCATCCTGGCGCAGTTCACGGACGCGCCCAAGGCGAAGCTGACCGCGCTTCTCGGGCGGCTCCCGGCGATCCCCTCCGGGATGAATGCCGCCGCGATGGAGAAGGCCATCCTGAACAAGCTGGCGACGAATCTCGACGCAAGGGGCAACGTGACCCCCGAGAGCGACCTGACCGCCCTGATCGACGCGCACGACGCCTTCGCTGAGGCCGTGGCGGAGGACAAGCGGCTCCGGGAGTATCTGACGCAGGCTTGGCGCGGAATACGCGCCAGCATGGCCGAGCACGCCGCAGACGACATCATCGGCAGTGGAGTCCCGCCGATCTCCGGCACGGACGGCATGGACCCGCGTAGCCGGGGATGGTGGCGCTCGTTCTTTGCGGACGACACCTACACCTACGCCAACGTGATCTTCGCCCTGAGCGGCGGGCGCAAGGACTCATGGCTCTACAAGCACTTCGTGGCGCAGCCGCGCTTGGCGGTGGAACGCGCCACCGCGAGGAAGAATGCCGCCATTGACGCGCTGACTCACATCCTGCGCGACGAGAAGATCAACATGCTGGAGATGGGCGGGCGCCAGAAGCCCTACGCCATGCCCGGCGGGCAGACACTCCACCTGACGGACTTCCAGCGCATCGGCCTGTGGAACGGGCTGGGCGGGCTCGTGGACAACTCCGCGCTGGCGACCTATGACCCCGATTGGGCGGCATCGTACATGAACGGGGCCGGGCTCTTGAGCCGCTACAGCGCCACCACGGGCGCGCGCATCAAGCCGCAGGACCAGATGGAAGCCATGGACATCCTGACGACGATCTTCAAGGACATGCCCGAGAGCCACAAGAAGCTCGGGCGAGCCATGAAGGATTCGATGCAGTCCAACACGGCCGCGGCGAACGACGCCAGCCGGCGGCTATTCGGGCGCTCCCTGTTCATCATCCCGAACTACTGGACGATCGCGCGCCAGTACACCGACACCCCCGGCTCGGTATCCTCCGGGACGTTCCTGCGCACCCTCCTGGACTCCATTGGGATCACCAAGGACCGCACCGACAACACGCTCGATCTGACCATCGACGACGCATGGCAGACCTTCTCCCGCCACGCGCAGCAACTCTCCCTGTTCACGGAGTTCGCGGAGCAACAGCACAACCTCATGGCTGTTCTCGCGGATGCGAACGTGCGCCGCGCCATGTCGGAGAGGTTCGGGACGCAGATCGAGAAGGACATCAACAACACGCTGATAGAGGTTTCCGGGCTCGCGCGCGGCGCCGAGGAAGATCAGAGCACGGTTGACCGCGCCGTGACCAGCGTGCTCGGGAACGTCGTCACCTCGATGCTGTGGGGTAGTGGATCAGTCTACTCCAAGAATCGCCTGCTGGGCGGCTGGACGCTGGCGCTGCAACTGATGAAGCAGCGCCCGGCGCTCGGGCTGGGATTGCTGGCCCGCATGACGATCCCGAAGTCGATCACCTTTGGGACGCAGACGCGCGCCATCCGCCAGGCCCTTATCGAGCACGGGTACTTCGGCGACCGCTGGGGCCTGCGCGCCGAGGAAGTGTTCTCCCAGGTCTACCACCGCGACGCGGTTCTACGCCCGACGGCTACGCCGATGCCGCTGCGCAAGGCCCTCCGAGTCAAGCGTTCCGTTGACCAGTGGGGCATCCGCCCGCAGGCCCGCGCCGAGATGCGCACGGCCATCATGGCGATTCAGGCCATGGTGAACGACGGCATGAGCATGGGCGAGGCCGTGGACGCCACCGCCGATGCGTTCCGCGAGGTGCAGAACCCGTCCACGCCCTTCGAGCACACGCGGGAATACCGATCCATCCTGCGCAACACCTGGAAGAAGGTCGTCTACCCGTTCACCGGGCAGCTTTTCGTGACGGCCAACATCGTTCGGCAGGACATGATCGCTCTCGCCGGCGCCAAGGCCCGCGGGGAACCCACCGCGGCGCTCCGGGCGCGCTCCGCTATCGGGTTGGCGCAGATGATCCTGAACATCGCTGGCTCCTACGGAATCGGCATGGTCTTCGCGTCCATGCTTCGCGGGCGGATCCCGTTCACCGGTGACGACGAAGACAAGGAGCGCGACGCCGCCTGGGCCGTGATGCAGCAGGCGAGCGACCTTCTGGACATCATCCGCCCCGGACTTGGGCGCATGATTATCGGAGTCGCCGAAACCACGTTCTCAAAGCGCGTGACACCCCGCGAGGACAGCATCATCGGGCGGCAGGGCGCGACGCTGGTGCAGGGAATCCGGCAGGTTGCCATGGAGCCCGCGCGGGCTGAGGCGGCCGGGCGCACCGTCAATGAGGACCGCGTTCTTGACGGCTGGCGGAAACTGGCTGAGAGCGCCAGCGCATTGGCTCTCCCTCCCTTCTATGGAGCGTCGAGGATCGCACGGCAGGCCGCCGGGGCGTACAAGATCGCGGCCGGCGAAGTCGAGCCCACACCCCCCGTTGACGCCTCCCAACCCCGTCGTTACAGTAGGACCGAGAACAGAACCCGCGCCATCCCGCGCCGGTACACGCGCCAGTCGCAAGAGTGAGAAGGAGGAACCCATGAAGAACATCGCCAAAGCCGTATCCCTCGCAGCCGTCACCGTCGCCCTGGCCGTCGCGTCCGCGCTCGCCCTGGATGGCGTGGAGCCCGTCCTTGCCACCTACACGGGGCAGACCTCGATCACCTACACGAACGGCAACACCCCCATGGCCGTGCTCGCCGTGCGCGTCGTGTCGCCCGTGGCAATCACCGGGGCCGTGAACCTCGTCAACTCCGGGTACACGATGCCGCTAGTGGCGAGCGCGACGAACACCGTCTTCGCCTACACGGCCGGCGACGCGCCCTTGCACCTGAAGGTGGGCGGCACGATCACCGTGAGCGGGCTCGCGACGAACGCGACAACGTTCCAGCTTTACCGGGTGCCCGTGCGGTACTCGAACTGACGCGCACCCGCGCCGACAACTCCGCGTCCGCCTCGACCCCGAGCCGCACCAGGCTCCGCAGGTACTTGTTCCGGTAGTGCCACGCCGCCGCGCCCTTAATGGAGTGCGCGTACAACTCCGCCGCCTCGTCGTTCGCCGCGCACCCAGGCGGCGGCCACGCGATCATGCGGCACAGGTACTTGACCTCGGCGACGGCCTCCGCGACGCTCGACGTTTCGAGGCACAGCGTCGTCCTAGCCCCGCCGCGATCCTTCCCGCCGAACGTCTCATAGCTCCAGTACAGCACGCCGTCGGCGTCCGCGAAGTTGCCGTGACGGCCGCGCAGGCGCCGCCACAGGAAGCCGCGGGGGACGCTCGGAATCGTCTCGTGCGGGGTGCTGTTGCGCTTTGTGATCGCCTTCACGGGAGTATCGTGCGCCGCCCCGATGAAAGGTTCAAGGATGGAGTGAAAAAGATTTCTAAAAAAGTTATTGACCGGCGGCGGCGGGAAGTGGTAAATCTATTCGCGTGACAACGGAGAGGGCATATCAAGCCGAGTCCAGTCGAGCCCGCAGGGGGCTCTTTTTTTCGTCCGAAGTCACGTCGCATAGTATATCTTTTAGCCATTCCGCTCCGACCGAATCCACAACCCGTAGTGGGTTCAGAATCATCCACGAAGCCACCCCCACGAGGCCGTCTTCGTCCTCTCCTGGTTCATCTTTTTGCGCTACCCTCTCCCGCTGCCATCACGGGGGAGGGCGCATGGGAAGGGCGAGGGTGTCGTTTGAGGCTCTGCGCAGCCGGGGCTACGCCGCAGTGCGCGAGGTAGGAGACGAGTTCATCGGCGTCGTCACTCACGGCGACGACTACCACGAGTTCTCGCGCTCGTCGTCCATGGAAGCCGCCATGGCGGTACGCAATTTCTGCCGCAGGAACGATCTGCGGATTTCAGAGATCACCTTCACGACCCGCGACGGGTCCACCACTGAACACCAAGCAGGAGAGTAGGGACATGCCGAACGCCACCGTATCAAGAACGCCTCGCTCACGGAGGGTGCCGGAACTGCTTCTGGCGCTGAACCGTTCCACGCATAACTCTTGGGGTGTCTCCCGACTGGCGAACATCCACCCCGTGCGGCTGTCCCGCGTTCTGAACCGCCATCAGAAGTTGGATCGGGATGAGGCGGAGAGGCTGGCGAAGGTGTTGGGTGTCGCCGTAAGCGAACTCGGCGACGTGGTTCAGGCGTGAGGAATTGCCTACCAGAGTAGGCGTCTGAGGAACCCCAATGAATGAGATCATCGCCCAAGTAGTATCCGCGCTCATCGCCATCGAGTCGGGGAACAACGCCTCCGCCATCGGCGACAGCGGCAAGGCCGTCGGCGTGCTCCAGATGTGGCCGTGCGCCGTCCACGAGGCGAACCGGCTGGAGAAGGTGGAAGCCCGCCGCGCCAAGCGCCCCGCGCGCACCTGGACGCTGGCGGATCGCCGCAACCCGGAGCGGTCCGTCGCGATGGCGTGGGTGACGTTGCGCGCTCACTACGCGCGCGGCGTCGAGGATCCCGTGGAGTTGGGGTGTCGTTGGCGGAACCCGTACTCGGAGTGTCCGGAGTGGTATCGGGAGAAGGTTAGAAAGGCGTTGGCGCTGGAGGGCAAGTAGCATGACCAAAGTGAATCAACTGTGTCACCAAATCGCGGCGGCGCGCAGCATCGTGCGCGAGCAACTGGAGCGCGCGGCGGCGCTGGAGGCGCAGATAGCCGACATCGTGGGCGTCAGCGTGCTTGGCGGCTACGTCCGCGTCGCCGTCGAGGACTTCGAGATTGAAGTCGCGAGGGCGCGAAACCACTCGGCGCACGTCTACATGACGCCGCGCAGTCCGATGGTGGGGGAGTTGGCCGGAGCCGCGGGAGTGGCGACGGCGAGTGCGGAGGGGTGATTCAGTCTAAGGGCGCGAAATGGTTTCGACGTTGACAGATAAGCGACAGTTGCGCGTAGGGGTTGGTCGGATGGCCCCTTTATCAATCCGACCGAACCGCAAAGGCCAAGCCGATGCGCCTCGCGGCCTAACCGCCGCGATAGGAAACCGCCTGGCCCCCCGGCTGGACGGAAGTACGACTCGCTTCCGGGGGAATGAGCAGGGGTTTGTCCGTAGGCCGTCAGGAAACGGACTGGTGGAGGGCGTTGAATCTAACGCCCCTGGTTGCCGGACCCCAACCGGATACGCGCGTAGATGCTGGCGTGGACTGTTGGCGGACGGGGGTTCGATTCCCCCCGCGTCCACCATTCAGAAACGGGATCAACAGGAAGGAGTGCGTTCCGTGGCGTGGTTCAGGGGTAGTTCAATCGACACCAAGGGCGGGCATGAGATTGCCGAGACAGGATGTGGGCTGCGACACCTTCCATCTTGCCCAAAATGCACGAACGGGACGTTGACCGTTCATGGTTTCGATAGCGTCAGCGTTACGTGCCCGGAATGCGGCATGTGTTTTTCAGTGGAAGAACTTGTGCGATCCAGAGTGTTGCCTGCGTATGTGTTGAAGCAAGTAGCGCCCACAGCGGCGCAATGGAGGAAGAACCAATGAGCGGAGAGCGGAACCAAGAAACGGCGGTGGCGGTGCGGAGCGTTGCGGCGCTGCCCATGACCACCATGCAGGACATGGCGCAGGCGGGACAACTGCTCGCGCAGTCGGGGATGTTCGGGATAAGCAGCGCGGCGGCGGGCTTCGTCGTCGCGGCAACGTGCCACCAGCAGGGGATCAGCCTCATGGAGTTCCACCGCTGCTACCACATCGTCGAGGGGCGGCCGTCGATGCGGGCCGACGCGATGCTGGCGGAGTACAGGAAGCGCGGCGGGACGTACAGGATCGTCGAGAACAGCGTCAATCGCGCGGCGGCAGCGTTCGAGTTCGAGGGCGAGGAATACACCTTCGAGTACAGCATGGAGGACGCCAAGCGTACCGGGGATTGCTTCAAGGGCGACACGCAGACGTTGAAGCACAACTGGAAGCGGCGCCCCGAGGACATGCTGTGGGCTCGGCTGATCTCGCGAACCGTGAGGCGCTTGTGCCCTGAGATCAACGCGGGGTTGTACTCCCCGGAAGAGATGCAGGACGCGGACGACGCGCAGGCCCAGCGCCCGGCGCCGCGCGTGCTCACGGCGGACGAGGTTCAGCAGCGAGTGCGCGTGGTGGAAGGGGCGACGACGGAACGGCCCGCGCAGGCTTCCAACGCCACCGCCGAACTCGACTGCACCATCATCCCCGAGGGATTCGGCGAGTTCTCCGGCCGTCGCTGGGACGAGTGCGACGACGACACGCTCGCGGCGGCGCTGGACAGCGACTTGCTGGACTCGGGGTACAAGGCGGCGGTGCGGGTGGTGGTGGAAGCGCGGAAGGAAGGTGCGGCTTGATCGCAGCATTCGACATCGAAACGATCCCAAACCCCGACGCAATCCCGTTCCTCCCAGAGCCGACTGCGCCGCGCAACATCAAGGATCCCGCCAAGATCGCAGCCGCCATCGCCGAGAAGAAGGCGTCGCAGGTTGCGGACATGGCCCTGGACCCGCTCACGGGCCGCGTGTGCTGCTACGCGCTGGTCGGCGGCGGGGAGCCTGGCGGGGAGCAACCGCGCTACTCGGAGGTAATCAGCGCGGCCACGGACGACGACGAGTGCGTTATCGTCCAGTCGATCATGCGCGTGCTCGGGAGCGCGGAAATGCGCCTCGCGACGTGGAACGGGGTAGGGTTCGACCTGCCGTTCACATACAAACGCGCCATGATCCTCGGCGTGAACCCGGCCCACTTCGGAGCGCCGCCGCTCTCCGCCTGGACGAAGCGGTACTCCACGGATCGCCACTTCGACCTGATGCAGGTTTGGTCGAACTGGGGGAGCCACGAATACACGAAGTTGGATCTCGTCGCGGCCATGGTGCTCAAGGAGCGCAAGGTTGAGGTGGACGTGACGACGTTCGCGGAGCTTATCAAAACCCCGGAGGGCGGCGCGGCGATCGCGGCCTACTGCGTGAAGGACACGGAACTGACGTGGAGGCTGTTCGAGCGGTTCAGCGGCTTCCTGTTTGAGTGAGGACAACGACCAATACGACCACAGGAGAACGACCCATGGCGAAGAAACCGACAACCCACGACCCCCACAAGACCATCACGCGCAAGGTGACGAAGGCCCTGCCGTGCAAGCTCACGGAGCCCGAAATCCTCCAGTACGGCCGCGACATGGCCCACGCCATGAGCGAGCGCGAGCGCGTGCAGGCGGAGTTCGACAGCGTGAAGCAGGAGTACAAGGCGCGGCTGGAGGAATACGGCGCGACGATCAACAAGCTCTCGGGCCGCGTCAACTCCGGCATCGAGACCCGCGACGTGGCGTGCATGGAAGTCAAGGACTGGACGGACGCGACGGTGCGCGTCACGCGCCTTGACACCTCGGAGGACGTGGAGACGCGCCCCATGCGCGAGGACGAGAAGCAGATGGAGTTGACGGATGTTCCGGCGGCGGGCGTCGCCGGCAACGGGGCGGAGTAACGGCAACGGAGTAACGGCGGCAACGCCAGCGGGAGGAAGAGGATATGTTCACATCGGAAGGCAACAAGTCAGTGGTGATCGGAGCGGCGACGTTCTCGGAGCCCAAGTTCAGCAAAGACCCCAATGCGTTCGACATCTGCATCAAGGTGTCAGACGCGGCGGACCCGGCGCAGTCGGATTGGGCGCGGCTAGAGATGTCCAGCGACTACGGCAAGGGCAACTTCGCCGACCGCACCCAGGCGCAGATCAGCATGGACACGCTGCGCAAGCTCGGGTTCGAGGGCGACGACCTGACGACCATCGAGGCGCAGTTGAGCGGCAAGCGCGCCGTGGTGTGCGTGGCCGCGTCGCAGGGGCGCGACGGCGACAAGACGTTCTACAACGTCAAATACTTCGTCACGGGCGGCCGCGAGCCCGAGGCGATGGACAAGGGCGAGATGCTGCGCCGCGCGAAGGCGCTCATGGCGGGTGGCGGTGCGGCATCGACTCCCCCGCCTACGGCGACTCCCGCCCCCGCGTCCATCACGGGCACGCCCGCCCCCGCGCCCGTCCCCGGCAGCGCGAAGCCCCTCGTCTCGGGCTACTCCCCGTTCGCCACGTGCAAGACGTGCGGCGGGCGCAACGCGAGCACGACGACGGGCATCTGCAAGAAGTGCGGGGGCTGACGGACAGTGCTACCACCTCTCCACATCATCGTTGATACGCGCGAGCAGTCGCCGTGGGCATGGGACCAGTCAGACGCTACGGTGGAGATAGCGGGCCTCATGTCCGGCGACTACGCGCTTGCATCCGACACCGAGCCGCCGAAGCGCAAGGCGCAACTGCGGCCGGTTCGATTCAGTATTGAGAGAAAGTCCCTCGAAGACTGGCTTTCGACAATATCCACCGGATGGGATCGCTTCCAACGCGAACTCACGCGCATGGAGAACTTCCCGGCGCGCGTCGTGATCGTGGAGGGGGACTTCGAGGACGTGTGCTTCAAGCAGGTTGGATCAGACGTATTGCCGCCCCAGCACAACCACCCGCAACTCCGCCCGGCCTTCGTCGCGCGCAGGATCGCGGAACTATCCATGATGGGAGTGAGCGTGCTCCTGGCCGGTGACGCGGCAATGGCTGCGGGGCTGGCGTACAGGATTTTTCGTAGACGGGTGGATATGGGGGAGGGGGCACGGTGAGAAATATCACCATAACGAATACCATCCCTCAGAAGGAGTCTTTTCAGAGACGCCTTGACGCCATCAACGAGGATCATATTGCATGGTTCTCCGGATGGATGTCTGCCGATGGATCAATACGCATAGAAAACGATACGGTGAGCATACGATTCGTCATCTGCGACAAAGACCCTCTTGTTATGTTTTCCGAGTTGTTCGGCAATGCGGTTGGTGGGCCTTACCCTCCGAGCGGTCTAGGAAAACGCGACCGTTACGAGTGGAGTATTAGGGGGTGGAAAGCGGCTCGTATATTGGAACGATGTCTTCCTTGGTTGTCACATAGATATGCAGATAGAGCACGCCGCGGAATCTCAGTCGCACCACTGCATCGTCCTACGAGGAAACTTACACTAACGCAAGTAGCACAAATCAAACATGAACTGATGAATGGACGGCATGGTGTCGGATGTCGTCTCGCGAAGCGATACAACATCACGGACGGCATGGTTAGCGCCATTAAACATGGTCGGTCATGGAGATACGTCAACGCACAATACGCGGAGCAAGAATTGCAGGAGGCGCAATAATGTCAGGAACCATTTATATTGCTGGAGCCATGCGAAACATGCCCATGTTTAACTTTCCCGCGTTCGACGACGCTCGGGACCGCCTGCGCGCCGCCGGATGGGAGGTTGCATCCCCGGCCGACATGGATCGCCAAGCAGGATTCGACCCGGCCGACCTGCCGACGACGCACGACTGGTCCATCATCCCCGACGGCTTCGACTTCAACGCCGCCTTCGAGCGTGACATCCAGGCGGTGCGCGAGTGCGACTTCATCTACATGCTCGACGGGTGGGAGAAGTCTAAGGGAGCGCGGGCAGAGAAGGCCGTCGCGGAGTGGCTAGGGAAGACGATCATGTACCAGTCCTCGCCCGCGGCGTCCGCAGACTCCACATCCAAGCCGGCAAATCCCAAAGACATCGCTGGATCAAACAAGCTCCCCCTCCACCTCTGGCCATCAACCGCCACCGCCCTCGGCTGCGTGGGGATGCTCAACGGCGCCCTCAAGTACGGCCGCGCCAACTTCCGCGCTATCGGCGTGCGCGCGTCGATCTACGTCGATGCCTGCAATCGCCACCTCAACGCATGGTTCGAGGGAGAGGAGTGCGACCCCGACGACGGCGTTCCGCACCTGGCGGCCGCGCTCTCGTGCCTGGCGATCATCGTGGACGCCGAGGCCGCTGGGAAGCTGACGGATGATCGCATGACTCCTGGCGGGTATCGCGCGCACGTGAATGCGATGACTCCGCACGTGGCGCGACTGAAGGCGCTGCACGCCGGGAAGAACCCGAAGCACTACACGATTGACGCAGTGATATAACGCGCCATGCCCGCACCGCAAACACTCACAACCCCCGCCGACGCCGAATCCTCCATGCCCTCTCCGTGCCGACTGTGCGGTAGGACCGACGGAATGGTGTGGCACGCGGAAAGGCGCGCTTGGCTGTGTCACCGGACGCACGGGGGATTGCTGCGGCACATCGACGCTCGGCCACGGCGGGTGATCGAGTCGGAGCGGGCGATGTGGGCCGACAACGAGCGGCAGGAGGCGGCGAGGATATGAGCGGCGGCATGCAACACGTTAGGACTGCATACAACGTCCCAGCCAAGCGCGGCGGGCGTATCCGATTTGAAGGGCGAGCCACAGGGACGATACTTTCGGCACGGTACGGTAGGCTGCGCGTCAGATTCGACGGGCAGAAGCGCATCGCGTGGCTTCACCCAACTTGTGAAGTCGAGTACCTGACGGATGCGACGAAAGGCGGCTGACATGCTGGCGACGAACGCGACGGTAATCGCATCGGTGGTGCTGGTGGTGGCGTGGTTGGTGATTGACGCACGATGCGGAAGGAGGGGGCGGTGAATACGTTTGCTATGTATTTTGGATACTCCGTCATGGTGCTGTTGGCGGTCGCGTGGTTGCTGTGGCTGGCCTGCGTTGTCGTTGACAGCACGATTGACCACATATGCCGCACGAAGAAGTACGCGGACGAATTCATCCGTTTTTACATGTTGCGGAGAGAGAAGGAAGGGGGCGCGAAGTGAGCGATACGCTTATCAAGATTGACTCGATGGAACAGGGCATACCGTTGACGATTGAAAGCGACTTGGCGCATCTGGCTGGAGCGTTGCGGTCAAACGGCAACGAGCGGTCGGCGCGTTCGGTGGATGCCGCGAAGGAGACAATAGAGCGGCTCACCAGCGAACTGGCCGCGATGAAGGCAGAGCGGGACAACCTTCGCAAACGCGCAGAAGCGGCGGAGTCTGCTGGAGACGCAAAGGACAACATGCTCAGGCTGGAGTACGCCCGCGCAGAGGCGGCTGAGAAGCGGCTAGAGGAGGTGGAGCAAGCTTCGTCACCAGTTACGGTGAATCCCGACGAGGATGACGCATTGTTGGGTGCCGATGGACTCCCGTGGCCAAAGACGTTTGACGGTCAAACGTGGGCTAAGGAGTTCGTCCGACGCTTCCAAAAGCACCCCCAGATCGCCACAGACGAAGCGACGATGATTGGATGGTTTGCAAACGCGATCATGGTCGGCTTTGACCGGGCGCAACAAAAGCCAGACGCGGGGAAGGGGGAGGGGAAGACGTGAGCATACGATTCGACACACCGTGCCAAAACAAGCCATTCACGCTGCACCCAGTGAAGCGTCAGGCCTCCCGTAGCGGTGAAGTGGCTTGTTCGCCATTTCAGGACGGTCAGTTGGCGTTCATCTCGGGAATCGCTGTTGGCCGAAACCCGCACAACGCAGACTCCGAGGAGCATTGGCAGTGGATGGCTGGCTGGGCTGATGAGGGAATGAAGAGAGCAAAAGCAAGGCTGGCGAACCGCTCGACACGCACGCCCGCCGCCAGCCTGCCGTGCGGGGAAAAGGAGGGGCTATGAACGTCTGCGTCTGTTGCGAAAGCTATGGTGACGCAACCGGAGACGCAAGGTGCATCCGGTGCAAGCACGCCGCCGTCGATAACTTCAAAGCGTCGGGCAAGTGCGCGACGTGCAACTACGATCCGAGGTACAGCGGGACATGCGTCCGGTGTATCGACTTCGACAAGTACGACGAGCACAAGCTGTCAGTACCGGGAAGCCTGCCGTGCCGGGAGGGCGCGAAATGAAGGTGCTCTGCGACCGATGGCCCTGCCCAAATCACACCTGCGCCCACGCGCACCCGCATGAGCCGTTCCATAACTGCAAACATGCAGGCTGCGCGGCCATGCAGGTCAACGCGGAGTGCGTCCGCTGCGACGACCCAGCACAGGAATTGACAACACCCACGCCCGCGGGAAGCCACCCATGCCCACGCTGAACGTCACCATCACCCGCGTCGCGTACCCGCCGTCAACCACCGTCACGGATGGTGGGGAAACTTGGTACATCTTGATCTGCGACGCGGGGACTTGCAAAGGGCGGATGCCGTGGCGGCCGAAGGACGGCGAGCGGCTGATCCTGCAAGGGGAGTGGAGCGTTTATCAAGGATCTAAAGAATTCTCGTTCTCCGGCGCCGCCATCGACGTTCCCGCCAACCCCCGCGACCAACTCCACTACGTCTGCGAGCGCACCAGCGGGCTCGGGCCGGCCGCGGAGGCGCTGATCTGGCAGACGGCGGGCGCGGCGTGGCAGACCATCGCCCCCGGAGCGGTTCCGCGCCTCCACGGGAAGCTGTACGAAGAGTTCCGGCTACAGATCGAGGCAATGCTCCAGAAAAGCGTGGAGGCCGGGGCCGTCGCCTCGCTCATGGGCAAGGGCTGCACGATGAACATGGCGTGCAAGGCGTGGTCAAAGTGGGGGCTGGCGACTCTCGGAGTCGTCCAGGCGGACCCGTTCCGGTTGGCCGAACTCGACGGCTACTCCTTCCGCGATGTGGACCAGAAGGTCCGCACCCACTACGGGATCGGCGACGACGACAAGCGGCGGATCCGCGCGGGCGTGCTGTACTCGCTGCGGAGGCTCACGGACCCTGGGGATACGGTGGTGGCGTGGGACGACCTGTATCGGCAGGCGTGCGGCGTGCTGTGCGGCTACGCGGATTTGGTGAGCGAATGCACGGGGGAGTTGTTCGGCGAGGGCGCGATCCGGGCGTTTGGGGAGGCGGGGGAGGGCGTCGCGCTGGCGTCGGATTACGAGTGCGAGGAGAGGGTGTGGGAGTGGGCGACGAGGGAGGGATGATGAATGAGTTGGCTCTTTTCGCAGGCGCTGGTGGCGGCATACTCGGGGGGCACTTGCTCGGATGGCGCACCGTCTGCGCCGTTGAACGTGATGCCTACGCCGCGGCCGTTCTGGCGCAACGACAAAACGATGGATGTCTTGAGCCGTTCCCCGTTTGGTCTGACGTGGAAACCTTTGACGGCCGCCCGTGGCGAGGAATTGTTGACATCGTTTCGGGCGGCTTTCCCTGCACGGACATCTCCTGCGCCGGAAAAGGGGCTGGGATCGAAGGCGAGGAAAGCGGACTCTGGCGCGAAATGTGGCGAATTATTGGCGAGGTACAACCGCGCTTCGTCCTCGTGGAAAACTCTCCAATGCTCACTATTCGGGGAGGGGTCCGAGTCGTTGGCGACCTTGCCGCGCTGGGGTACGATGCGAGATGGGGCGTTGTATCGGCTGCCGACGCCATATGGTTTGAGTGCCTTTCGAGAGATGGTGTCCCGGCGCTTGACCATCTGCGGGAGCGAATGTGGATCGTCGCAGAGGATGCCGACCGCGAAGGCAACGGAGGCAGGGCCGGACTACGCGAAGATGGACAGGAGCAAGACGGGAATCAGCCTACAGACGGCCGTGGCGATGACCCAGCGGGCGCCGACTCCATCGGCAAGCAGTTTCGATTCAACGCGACCAAATCAGAAGGGCGGAGAGAAGCTGATCGAGGCGCTGGCGAGAATACCGACGCAACGGGCACCGACGCCGCGCTCGGAAGACTCGCAGTGCGCTGGTGGCCATCACGGAACGCCGGATACCATGGTCGCGTTCACGAGGTTGCCGACGGCCTGCGCGAACGAGGATGCGGCGGGGACTCCGAACGGCAAGATGCAGAGGATGCTCGGCAACTGCCCGGAAGTCAGACACTCGGACCCGGCTGGTGGGCAGTTGAACGCTGAGTGGGAGTCGTGGTTTATGAACTTCCCGGTTAAGTGGCTTTCACTTGACGCCATGCTATCGCCTGTGCTAATGTCGTACTATGAAAAGAACATTAGACCCAGACAGGCCGTGTGCGGCGTGCGGTGCAACTCTTCACAGAAAACGCTTTGGGGAGAGATTAGAGGAACGTGGTTGTTTCCTTCGGCGCAAGTATTGCGACCGGCTGTGCATGGCGGCGGCCATGACGCAGGATCAACCAACGCTCACGGCGATCAAGGCGAGAAACAAGCACCTTCGCGGGCCGCTATGCCAGGAGTGCGGGACGGTGGCACAGTTGCAGATACACCACATCGACGGAAACAAGTTCAACAACAACGCATCAAACCTGATGACCTTGTGCGCCTCTTGTCACTCGAAGTGGCATTGGGAGAATGGGAAGAGGATGCCGAATCGTCGTGCGGCTTGCTCAATTTGTGGAACGCCTGCGCGGAAATTGGGATACTGTCAAAAGCACTATCAACGCTTCAGGAAGTATGGCGATCCGCGAGTAACGAAGAAAAAGAATGGATTGCGGTACGAGCTTGTGGAGGATCATGGTTCGGACAGGAAATCCCAGTTCCGCGCCTGACCCACAACATGCCCAACAGAGTGGACCGATGTAAAGCATTGGGAAATGCTCAAGTTCCGGCTGTGGTGCGCCTCGCATGGGAGATGCTCGCGCCAAAACTTCAATGATAGTGGAGCACAGAAACAACAACAGGAGAGGTAGCAACACCATGAGCACAGACACGAACCAACAAACCGCCGACCGCGCCTCCCGCGCCCCCGACAAGGAGAAGTTGCTTGCATTCTCCGCCGCGCTCCGCACTATCCACGCAGGAGAGATGGCTACCGAAGTAGGCAAGAGGCTGGCGAGGCAGGCCGCGAACGAGGTGCTGATGGTGGCGGCGAAGATCGAGCAGCAGGCGGGGGAGATGTGATGACGCCCATGCCCACCACACGCGCCGGCCGCACACACAAGATCCGCGTCGCCGCCGTCTCCCTCTACGTCACCGTCAACCGCGACGAGTCCAACGCCATCCGCGAGGTATTCGTCAAGGCCGACGAGGGGCACAACGCCGAGGCCGACGGGCTCGCCATCATGGCGTCCCTGGCGATGCGGTACGGGTGTCCGCCCGACGTGGTGGCGCGGCACCTGCGGTTCCGGCGCTACGAGCCCCACGGCGGGCCGGGGCAGCCGTGCTCGATCTCGGATGCCATCGGGAAGGTGATTGAGAGGGAGGTAGGCCGTGAAGCGTAAAGCAACCCGATCAAACGACACCCACCCCGCACCCCAACACACCGGGATTGATAGCAGCAAGACGCTGTGCCCGTCGTGCGACGCCGTGGTGGGGACGCTTCAAGACTTCTGCCACGAGTGCGGCCGCACCCTGCGCCCGATCCCCCACAAGCATGTCGAGGATTGCGTCCAGGGGCTCAACGTCAAACTGGCAACGCGGTTCGGACACCTGCGCGAGATGTGTCACTACAGCGACGAGATGGAAGGAGCGTTTGAGAGAGAATGAAGACGATCTACTACATGGCGGTATGCAAGCCCAAGGAGTCGAAGACGTGGCTCCCGATGATGGTGGAGATGGCGAAGGTGGGGAGAACCCACATCCTGCGCGCGACGGCGCAAGCGTGCAAACAGGACGCGGAGAAACGCATGACAGAAGCCTGGATCGCCGCGGAATCGCCGGCCAACAGGTACTCCAGCGCGTCGCAATGGGAGGTTGCCGCCGCGGCGGTAGTAATCGAATGAACCTCGACCCCTCCCAACGCGCCGCCGTCGCCGCCGCCACGTCACGCCCGTTCAGCATCATCACGGGCGGAGCGGGGTGCGGCAAAACCGTCCTCATCGGCGAGATCACGCGCGCCCTCGAAGCGCGCGGCGAGATCGTCGCCCTGGCCGCGTTCGCCGGGAAGGCCGCCGCCCGCATCCGGGAGGCGTGCGCGCACCCCGCGTCCACGATCCACCGGCTCCTGATGTACGACGGAAACACCTTCAACCTGGACTCCCTCGCCGACCGCACCGTGATCGTGGACGAGGCCAGCATGATCGACGCCGGGCTCCTGGCGGAACTCGTCAAGCGCGCCCCGCGGCGGCTCGTCCTTGTGGGGGACGAAGCCCAGCTTCCGCCCGTCGGCCGCGGGCAGCCGTTCCACGACATCATCGCCCTGCGCCCCGCCCTCGTCTCCAACCTCACCACCTGCTACCGCGCCACGGAAGCCGTCTTCCAAGCCGCCACCGCCATCCGCCACGGCGGCCGCCCCGCGCAGCAGGCCACCAGCGCGGGAGAATACTGGTGCATGACGAACACGGGCGACGCCAAGCGCACGCAGGCCGCCATCCTCGACCTCGTCACCGGCCCCGCCGCTGGATGGGACTGGAGCAAGGACATCATCCTCGTCGCCCGCAACGGGGAGTCCGACGACGAGCCCGCCACCGTGCGCGGGATCAACCGCGCCATCGTGGACGCCGTCTCTCCCCGCGACTGGAGCAACCCCAAGGCGCGATTCAAGCCCGGAGATCGCGTGATCAATGTGCAAAACATCCCGAGAATCGACCAATGGAACGGCAGTACTGGCACCATCCACGCCGTTGACATCGACGGCGGCATCTGGGTCCGCACTGACATCCCCGCAATCGACTGGAACAAGACGAAGGACGAGCGCAACCCCGTCTACACCGATCACGTCCTGTTCGGCAAGGATGTGCGGCGGCATCTGCAACTCGCCTACGCGCTCACGGTTCACAAATCCCAGGGCTCGCAGTATCGCCATGTGATCTTCGCCGGCTTCAACCGCGACCTGTTCGGACTCCTAGACCGATCCCTCCTCTACACCGCCGTCACCCGCACCCGCGAGGCGTGCATGGTGATGGGCGAGCTTTCGGCGATCTACAGCGCCATCGACAAGGTGGCGAAGAAGAGGACTGTGATGCAGGAATTGGCGAGAGGAGCGGCATGAACGACGACGCCGCCCAGCATGAAAATCCTTTCAGTTGCACTCACGGACAAACCAAGTGACTCTACCCTCGCGATGAGAAGCGTAAACGAACATTTTAGACACCCGCACCGGAGTCACGCCTGCTTGTGCTCGCGTTTCTCATCGCACGGTGCGGGTGTCTTTTTTGTCTCGTAGGAGCAAACATGAAGTTCTACTCGTTCGATGACATCCGACGCGCGGGCGACTGCGCAGCATTCGCAACCAACCACTTCAACGTCACCATCCGCAACGGGCGGTGCGCAGCCGCCTGGCGCGGGGGCGACAACCCGGAGGCCGTCTCGATCACCCGCGAAACGTGGTACGACCACAAGCAGAAGACCGGGGGTGGCATCATTGAACTCGCCGCGCAGAAGTTCGCCGGCGACATCCAGCAGGCCCAGGCGTTCCTAGGGGAACTCCACAACCTCACCCCGAAGATGACGACCACCGCGGCGCCGTCCTCGGGCCACGAGTCGCGCTATGACACCCTCATCGCCGAAGGCTACGCCGAAGTCGCGCGCTACGACTACCGCGACCTATCCGGCGCCGTCCGCCACTTCACCATCCGCCTCCAACACCCGGAGCGCCCTGGCAAGAAGTTCGTGCAGGGCCACTACACCGACTCCGGGCGCGTTTCGTGGACGCTCAAAGGAGTGGACACCATCCTCTATCGCCTCCCCGAGATCGCCAACTCGCCATACGTCGTCATCTGCGAGGGCGAGAAGTCAGCCGACCGGCTGGCCGCGCTGGGGCTCCCGGCAACCACCGCCCCCATGGGCGCCGGGAAGTGGCTCGCGTCATACTCCGAGGCCCTGCGCGGAAAGGACATGGCAATCTTCCCCGACAACGACGCCGCCGGCAACGAGCACGCCTCCCTCGTCGCATCATCCCTCCACGGAATCGCATCCAGCGTCCGCATCATCCCGCCGCAGTCATCCCGCGAAAAGGGAGGCATCGACGACTGGCTGGACGAAGACGGCGGACACACGGCGGACGACATCCTCAACCTCATCGCCGAGGCCCCGGCGTGGAGCCCTGCCAACCAACTCGTCAACGACTCGGACTCCGAAACGACGCCCGACATGCTGGCGGCCGCCAAGCAGGCCAACTCCACCCCATTCCGCAACTACATACCGTCCAAAATCGAGAAGCAGGGGCGCGGCGGGAAGACGACCGAGGAAATCCAGAAAGATCCCCGCACCCACCAGGCCATGCTCGACGATCTCGCCCGCCGCTTCCTCGGGTTCCCACGCAAGGTGGGCGAGGAAACCCTGTTCGACCACGACCGCGACACTGGCGAGATCGTCTACCTCCACGACTCCGACCGCCTCATGTCGTGGATCGGGCGACGATCCAAAAACCCGGCGGACTGGACCCGCGGCGACGCCATGGTGACGCAGCGCCAGTTCTTCGCCTCTGTGCTCGCCACGTGCCGGCGCTACGAGTCCATCTCGCCCATCCCGTCGTATCCCCGCCGGACGGACGTGTACTACGCTCACGACACCCTCCCAGACCCAGACCCGCAGCACTCGCGCCTCAACGAACTCCTCGATATGTTCCTGCCGGCGTCGCCCGAGGACCGTTGCCTCCTCAAAGCCATGGTCTGCGCCCCGCTCTGGTACATCCCCGGAATCCCGCGCCCAGCGTGGATCGTGGACTCCCGCGACGGGCAGGGTTCAGGCAAGACAACCCTCGTGGAATTGATCGCACGCCTCTACGGCAAGGCCCCCATCACCGTTGCCCGCACGGAACTCTCGATGCACATGGAGGTAGTCAAGAAGCGGTGCGTTTCCCGCTCAGGCCGCGACGCCCGCATCTTCCTCCTGGACAACGTCACCGGGGACTTCCACAGCGACGAGCTTGCCAGCCTCATCACGTCATCAGACATCTCCGGGATGGCACCCTATGGCCGGGGCGAGGAAACGCGCCCCAATGACCTCGTGTACGTCCTGACGGCCAACTCCGCCACCGTCAGCACAGACCTGGCCGACCGTTCGCTCTACGTCTTCGTCTGCAAGCCGCCGCCGGCGTCCTCCGCCTCCGCCGACTCGTGGAAGGAGCGCGCCATGCGGCACGTCGAGCGCAACCGGCTCGGGATCGTCGCGGACATCATCCATCTGCTATCCACACACACCCCTTTCGACGTTCCAACGCGCACCAGGTTCCGCGAGTTTGAGCAGCGCATCCTACAGCCCTGTTGCGGCAACCCGGATGCCCTTGCGAGCGTCCTGGACCACGTCTCCGGCTCGCGCCAAGACTCCAACATCGAGGAGGATCAGGCCCGCGCCATCGCCGAGGTGTTCGACTTCGAGTTGGCCGCGCTCGGGTTGGAGGGGCAACCCGTGTTCCTTCGCTCAGAGGTCGTCAACACCTGGGGGCGCAGGGCCCTCAACGACGCTCAGGGTTCCGACTACAAGGGCCAGCCGGTGCAGTTGGTTCGCAACCTAGCGAAGGCCGGTTTGCTCCCGAAGATCGACCGCGAAATGAAGCGTTTGGAGGTGGCCGGGAAACGAGAACGTCACTCCGGGGTGGCATGGGGAGTCAACGAAACGTCTGAATCCGTGTGGTTGGTGACTAGAGACGCCGCCGGCGGCATCGCGAAGAGGATGGTATGATGGCGAAACCTTCCCAGGCTTCCCAGACCAAAACAATGCGTCAATGGCGTACAGAGCTAAATCACCCGAAAACTTCCCAGACTTCCCAGACTTCCCAGACCTCAATTACAACAACTCCATTTACAGCAAGCTCACAACAAGCAATCTTCCCAGACTTCCCAGGGCTATCCTATATAGTAGGACCGTATGGGGTTGGGAAGGGTTACACACCCTGTATAGGGCTTATATGGGAAATCGCTCTGGGAACCCTGGGAAGGTTATCAACTGCGAAAACGGTATCACAATGAGACACATGGAGCACGCCCGATGAAAACCGCACGACACCCAGCCCTCCCGCACACGATCACCTTCGACCCCGCCCGCCACACGTACACGGACGACTCGCGCCGCCGCTACCTATCCGTCACATCCTGGGTCCGCTCGCTCTTCCCGGAGTTCGACGCGCCCTCAGCCGCGGAGCGCGTCGCCGCCCGCACCGGACGCCTCGCCCTGGACGTGCTCCGCGAGTGGGGTGCCAAGCGCGACGCCTCCGCCGCCTACGGCACCGCCGTCCACGCCTACGCCGAGGCCGCCATCCTCGGCCGGATGGAGACGGTGTCACCCCCTGCGACGGACAACGAGGCCCGCGCCCGCCTGGCCGTGGACGCCGCCCTCCTCGCCCTGGCCGACACCCATGACATCCTCGGGGCGGAGATGATCGTCTTCGACCCACTCTACCGCCTAGCCGGTACGCTCGATCTCCCGGCCGTGAACCGAGCGACGGGTGCCCTCGCCATCCTGGACTGGAAAACCTGCGAGGAGATCACCGACGACGCCTGGGGCCGCACCGGGCTCCCGCCGCTGGTGGATGTCCCCGACTCCAAGGCCGCACACTACGCCATCCAGCTCTCCACCTACGCCACAATCATGCGTGACACTGGGTACGTGGAGCCGGATCGGCCCGTCGAGTTGGCTGTGATCCACGTCGCGCCGGGCTCGTCGGTGCCCGCGTGGATGCCGCTGGGGTACTACCGCGAGCAGGTTGAGCGCGCCGTGACTCACCGATGGGGGGCTCGGATCGTGCCAGAGCATCCGGGCGGGATGACGCCGGAGGAGGTGGGGGCGGGCGATCCGGGCGCTGTGCACTGAAAATCATTTCACTTTTCACGAGCCGCCCACCAAAGTAGGGTGCGCGACATGGCAAAGGACGCGGCTTACTGGCGCGAGTACCGGGCGCGAAAGAGCGGGAGGGTTGCGCAACCACAACCGCACCCGCAACCACCGGTTGCGCAACCAGAGCAAGGCGGGAGTGCTGCTCTCTCAACATCATCGCCCGCGCGCGTTGCGTCCTGCCCTCCTGGCCGTGGCGGTAACGTGCTGCCCGAGCCTCGCCGTCACATCCCGCTCTGCCCCCCGGCGCCGCGCGACGAATACGAGCGCGCCAAGCTGCTGCTCTCCGAGGGCATGGGGATGGCGGAGGTGCGGCGTGTCACGGGGGCGACATGGGTGGCGCTGGACGAGGCGGCGCACGCCTACGACGACTACGACGCCTGGATGCGGGCGAAGGACATGCACAAGGCGGCGATGGCGGCGCGGATCGCGGGGGCGGCTGCGGCGGCCGGGATCAACGGCGTCAAGCGCAAGGTGGTGCGCAAGACGGACGCGGCCGGCAAGGTCGAGGAAACCGTCACCGAGGAGCAAGGCACGGACGCGGCACTCCTGCGCGTGGCCGGCGAGTACACGGACCCCGAGCGGTTCGGGAAGCTGGCGAAGGCTGGCGAAGGCGGCAAGGGCGCATCCGTGAGCGTGCAGGTCGTAGGGACGGTCATCCTTGCGATGCCTCCGGCGTTGGGTGAGGACTGAGATGGGCGATTTAGAGACAACCGAGCACCAAATCACGATCAACAGCAAGTTCGCGCCCGTCATCATGCGCGACGACGACTCCGGCAACCTGGCCCTGACGACGCGCTACTGCATCCTGACGGGCGGCCGCGGGTCCGGGAAGTCGTTCTCGCTGGCGACGGGGCTCGCGCAGGTGCTCCAGCATCCGGGGCGCACGGTTCTCTTCACCCGCTGGACGATGGCGAGCGCGAAGGACAGCATCATCCCCGAGTTCCGCGAGAAGATCGAGCGCCTGGGCATGGGCGGGTTCAACGAGGGTGCCGCGGACATCGAGCACGCGAGCGGGAGCCGGATCCTGTTTCGCGGCATCAAGACCTCGCAGGGAACGCAGACGGCGAAGCTGAAATCCCTCCAGGGCGTCAACCTGTGGGTGCTCGACGAGGCGGAGGAAATGCCCGACGAGCGCACGTTCGACGTGATCGACCTGAGCGTCCGAGACCCCCGGCGCCCGTGCCACGTCATCCTGAGCCTGAACCCAGCCATGCGCACGCACTGGATTTACCGGCGCTGGTTCGAGGGCTCGCCCGTGCCGGCGGGGACGTGCGGCGTGGATCGTGACAGGCAGGTGACGTTCATTCACACGGACTGGCGCGACAACCACGTCAACCTGGCCGACGACTTCAAGACGCTCGCCCGCCAGTGCCGGGCCGCCAACCGCCTGCGCTACGAGCACATTTGGCTCGGGCAGTGGGTGGATCAGCGCGAGGGGGCGCTGTGGACGTGGGAGAGCATCAACGACAACCGCGTGGGCGCCGATGACGTTCCCGATCTGGTGCAGCTCGTCATCGCCGTGGACCCGGCCGTCACGAGCGGGCAGTCATCCGACGAGGCGGGCATCGTCGCCGTCGGGCGCGCCGTCAACGGGCATCTCTACGTGCTCTCGGATCGCTCGCTACGCGCCGCGCCGCGGGAGTGGGCTGCGCGGGCCGTCGCCGAATACCGCCTGCGCCGGGCGTCGAGGATCACCTACGAGGCGAATCAGGGCGGGGATCTCGTGGCTGACACCCTGCGCACCGTAGATCGCGCGGTCGTCGTCAAGGCCGTGCGCGCCAGCCGCGGGAAGGTGACGCGCGCCGAGCCGGTAGCCAGCGCCTACGCCGGCGGCATGGTGCATCACGTCGGCACGTTCCGCGAGCTTGAGGCGGAGATGATGACGTACTGCGGCTATGACAGTGACGCGAGCCCGAACCGCCTGGACGCGCTGGTGTGGGGCTGCGCGGACCTTTTGGAGATCGACGACGGGACGTGGGACGAGAGCGAGGCGCTGGGAGGCGCGATCATCGCATGAAACGGGAGGGCGGAGGCATGAGCGAAGAAGAGAGCAAGGTTGATCTGAGCGGGGCGTGGAACCGGACGAGGGACGGGCGCAAGGCGGGCGTGTACGCGATTGACTGTGGGGGCGTGTACCCTGTGCACGGGTGGATTACCAGCCAGGATGGAAGCAGGCGCCCGGTAGCATGGACTGAAAATGGCCGGCATATTGCGCACAAGGACCAGCCGCTCGACCTGATCCGCGAGCGCAAGGCGTTCCGGCTGGAGCGGTGGGTGAACGTGTACCATTGCGGGTCGGTTGGGGTTTATGACACCCGCGCCCACGCCAACTTGAACTGTACCCCCACTCGCATCGCCTGCGTCAAGGTCATCATCGAAGGCCACGAGGGCGACGGTCTGGAGCCATGAAATCCGCCCTGCGCCACATCATCCACCCCGAACGCCGCACCTCGACGCTGTTCTTTGACGACGACACTTCCGGAGAATACTACCTGCGCGGCGGGATCACGCTGCCCTTCACGCAGGTTCAGGCGGATCGCTTCCGCACGGAGGGCTACGCGGTCCTCGTGGGGCTCAACACCCGCACGCAGATGCGCGTCCTGTTTGAGTTCACGCCGTTCACGACGATTCAGCACGTCGTCGGGCCGGGCGGGGCTCTGGAGCGCGTCGGGCTGTGCTCGTTCCTGGCGAAGTGCTGGGCGACGTACGGGGCGAGGTCGTTCTACGCGCACGACGAGGGGGCTTTGACGGGCTCGTACCGAATCCGCATCTCGCGAGAGCAACAGATCATGCCCAAGCCGGTGCTCATCGACCTGGTGTGGCCGGGGGCGCCGGGCGCGGCGGAGCAGGTGTTCCACGTCCTCACGTCGCAACGACTGCTGACGTTGCCGAAGGAGTTTGCCGAGCAGTGGAAGGCATCGAACGCGCAGGGCACGGGCACGCCGATGAAGCACGCCCTGATCTGCGCACTGTTGGGAATGGAGCAACACCCATGGCGAGACCGCCCAGAGCGCGAAGTTCCGCAAACACTCATCTGATGCCCGTGCGGCGGACGATGACGCTGGGACGCACGAGCGTCCAGATGGTGAGGCTGTCCGAGATCGTAGCGGACGACGCCTCCGGGCGGGCGTGGTGCAAGCGTGAGTGCGCCGCGCTGCTGAGGGATGGCATCGTGGCTGAGGTCTTCTCGCAGCCGGGGATGCTGGCGCTGTACCGCGAGCGCCGCACGCGACGACTGCCCATCAACTCCTGTCACGACGAGGCGCACCACGTTCCGCCCGAGACGATGCGGATTCACGCGGAGGTGAGGACATGGCCGAAGACGGAGCAGGGCGAGACGCGCGGGATCGTGTGGGCCAAGGCGTCGCCGTGGGTGCTGTCGCGGCGGTATCGGTGCGCGTTCTGCCGGCGGGACTTCGTTTTGGACGAGCACGAGCAGGAGTTCATCGAGCCCAGCGGCGGGGGAGATCGGTGGCGGTGCCACGGCGTGAACATGCACTCGCGGTGTTGCCGGGAGTGTCTGCCGAAGCTGTCCGCGTTCCTGGAGGGGGATGCGGAGCGGCCGGATGGCGTGCAAGAGGAACAGGGATGGACGCTTGAGTGAGACTTTCCGCCTTGCGCAGTGCGAGGCGGGCAATCCGGCGCGAGCCGGGGAAGTGAGGCGAGGATGAGACTGAAGACAGAGGCGGAGATGGCGGAGGAAAAGGCGGCGAGCGTGGGCGCGGCGGAGAAGGACGCGAAGATCGCCGAGGTCGCGGGGGCTCTGGACGCGGAGCCGGGCGTGGCGGGCGTGTTGCCGCCCTCTCTGGACACCGCGCCGCTGACGCCGCCCGCGCAGGAATCACCGGCCGCCCCGGAGAACGCGCAGCCCGAGGGCGGAGATTTGACTGAGATCCCCGAACCCATCGTCGGCGATCGGTCGCGCTGGAAGTTCCTGGACGAGACGGCCGACGCCTACGAGATCAAGGACCGCGGCGTCATCGTGCGGACGTGGGCCGGAGTCGCCTTCATCCCCGGCGTGAAGCTGGCCGCCGACATCAACAACGGCCACCGGATCGTGGCGGGGTAGGGCAACGCACGGATGACGACTCTCTCCACGCTGTTCGCGCTCGCCGTCGTGGCCCTCGGGCTTGCGGCGGCGGGCGTGGACTCGTGGCGGGATGCGAGGAGGGGGGCAGAATGAAGGCGACGCTTAGGCTGTCGAACACCGATGCGCTGGAGTGCAGCATCACGATTAGCGGGACGCTGGCGCAGTTCAAGGAACTGGCCGCTGTGATAGATCAACATGAAACGCCGATGCGCTGGCCGCTCGGAACGGTGAAGCGGGCCATCGCGGACGCCATCCGCAAAGCGCAACAGGTGTTCGTGTCGGAGTGCGATGAACCCGTGGCTGGGTAGGTGCGCGAAGGGAGTGGCCGAAGTGACCGACGCAACGCGGGACGGCGGGGATGGGGGAGTGAGGATTGTGTGCGGGGACTGCCGGGACGTGATGCGCGGGATGGATGCCGCGAGTGTTGACTCCATCGTGACGGACCCGCCATACGGACTGTCGTTCATGGGTAAGGGATGGGACCACGGCGTTCCTGGTGTGGAGTTCTGGGTTGAGGCGTTGCGCGTTGCGAAGCCGGGGGCGCACCTGTTGGCGTTCGGCGGGACGCGGACGTTTCATCGGCTGGCCTGCGCGATCGAGGACGCGGGGTGGGAGATTCGGGATACCGTCATGTGGGTGTACGGGAGCGGGTTCCCGAAGTCGCTGGACGTGAGCAAGGCGATTGACAAGGCGGCGGGGGCAGAGAGGACGGAAGTTGTCGGGACACGCCACCGCACCGTCAAGCCAACCGCCCTGATGCGCTACCTCTGCCGCCTCGTCACACCACCCAACGGAACCATACTTGACCCGTTCATGGGTTCAGGCTCTACGGGCAAGGCGGCGGTTCTGGAAGGTTTCTCGTTCATCGGAGCCGACAAGGAGCAGGAGTATTGCGACATAGCGAAGGCCAGGATCGAGGCGGCGTCCACCACCCCCTCCCACAGTAGGCACAATTCACGGTTGCACACCCCGCAACCCGCCCCGCACGATAGCGGCAACGAACCCGGCGAAGCGCCTCTACCACCGCGAGACATGACGCATGGCCCAGACTGACACATCCGGCGAACGCAACCCAGTGGCGGAGTTCCTTCTTGGCACGATCCTCACGGCCGCGAAGGCGAACCGCGCCGACGTGGAGAAGAAGTGGAACCGGAACCGGGCGATACGCCACGCGGACCCGGACCTTGACCCCACCGGGACGTGGAAGAAGCGCGAGCGCAAGGGCAAGTGGAAGTCGGACACGTTCATTTCCATCGGCCGGCAGAAGCACATCGCCGCGTACTCCATCGCCTCCGACGCCATTTTCAAGGACGGGCGCATCCCGTTCCAGGTGCTCGTGAACGACGAGGGCGAGCCCACCGAGGCTATGCAGATGGATCCCGCCATGGCGGAGTTCGCGGACAATCAGGTCGAGTGGGAGCAGGCCCGGATGAATCGCCAGCACCGGGCGTCGCGGGCCGTCGAGGAGATGTGCGCCGCGCTGGACGACAACCTGACCTACGGCGAGTGCTGGGGGCACGCCTACGTCGCGCAGGAAGAGATGCAGCGGCGCGTTCCGGTTGCCCCCGGCGTCATGCAGACCGTCACTGAGTCCCGCGACATGCTCGCCTTCGAGCACGTTTCCCCGTGGGAGATGTACTTCGACATGGAGGCCGGGCGCGACCACGAAACCTGGGCGTACTGCGTGCGCGAGCAGCAGAAGTCCTCGTTCGACATCGCTAACATGGCCGCGGGTGGTGCGCCGTTCAATGCCGCGGCGCTGCGTCGCGTGCTGGAATCAGGCGAGGGCAAGGCGACACCGGCTGCCGGATCGGCAGAGAACGTCGTCTCCCCGAAGCTGCGCGAGCTGCCGCAGAGGCTCAAGAACGTGTGGGTTCGCGAGTTCTGGGCGCTGGTGCCGACGAAGAAGCTCGCCGCGTTCGAGCGCAAGTGGATGGCTGAGACAGAGTCGGGCGCGAACCTTGACGGGGTGCAGTCGCCCGCGGCCGATGCCGCCGACGGCGCCGACGAGCCGCGCGACTGGGAGCAGGCCCGCGTGTGGGCCATCACCGCGGGCAACGAGATCATCGCCTACCTGCGCGACCCTGGGCCGCTGCGCTACCGCCGCGTGGAGTGGGAGCCGAACAACGACAAGCAGGGCGGCGTCGGCGTCGCGGACAAGATGGAGTTTGTCACCAAGGTCATCAACGGCATGGTGCGCAGCTACGAGAACAACGCGAAGCTGCTTTCCAACCTCGTCGCGGCCGTGAAGCGCGAGATGATGGTGACGGATCCCGAGGACGCGCTCGGGGAAGAGGGCGGGCTCATCGAGTTGAGCGAGGATTGCACGGATGCGCGCCAGGCGATCCAGCAGGTGACGTTCCAGAACATCCTTGCCCCACTCATCGAGGGCATCCGCCTCTTTTTGCAGTTCTCGGACGACGAATCGCAGTTGCCGCGGGCGGAGCAGGGCACGCAGGGCGACGCTGACGAGACTGCATTCGCGCTCCAGCAGCGGCTTGAACGCTCCGGGAAGTACATCGGCAACGGCGTGCGCCGCTTTGACGGCATGATCGAGTGGTACGTCGGCCAGCAGTGCGACTTCAACCAGGGCAACCCGGATGAGAAGACCGGCAAGGGTGACTTCCGCGTCATCGCGACGGGATTTACGAGCTTCCAGAATCAGGTGGTGAGGCTGAACAAGCTCCTTCAGACCCTCAATACCATCGTCGCCTCGCCGGAACTGAGCCGGATGCACAAGCTCCAGTGGCTCCTGCGCGAAATCTACAAGGCGCAGGACATCGACCCGGATCAGTTGCTCAAGAACCCGGACGAACTGGCCGCCGACGACCAGGCCCAGCAGCAGAGCGAGCAGAACCAGATGGCGATTGCCATGCTCAAGGCGCAGGTCGCCGCCGCCGAGGCCAAGGCGCGCAAGGACGACGCCAGCGCGCAACAGATTCTCGCCAGCATCGAGACCACGAAGCAGACGGTGAACACGAGCCGCGCGAAGGCCGTGGTTGAGATCGAGGACAAGATTGCGGCGCGCAATGCGCCGAAGGACGCAGTGAAGGCTGGAGGAAAGGGCACCACAAACGCAAAGGGCCGAGAGCCCACAGCAGGAGGGTGAGATGACGGGACAGGAAGTGTTGGCGTGTCTCAAGAAGCATGGGACGCAGAGGGCGGCCGCGAAGGCTGCGGGGGTTCCGAAAACCACGTTCCATAACTGGGTTCTGAAGGCGCACGGAATGCGTTCGGCGCCGGATGGGTCCACCACCGCGGACCCCGCACAGCCAGGAGGATTCAGCTTGCGCGGAGTCAACCTTCTCGAAGAACGCCCACAGGGCACCATCAAGAAGCGCCTGTTCTCGCTTCGGCGCGGGATGGGCTACAAGCTGGATGACCTCTCGAAAGAGTGGCACATGACCGTCGAGACGCTGCGCAAGCACGCCAAGGATTACAACGCACTCCGGTACGTCGAGTTGACGCCGGGTGAGTACGTCGCGTGCATCGTGCATCCCGACACCGTGAAGGAAGGTGCAGCATGAGCGACGCCGTAGACATCAAGGGCAAGATCGTCACTGGTGACGCCGCGATGGAGAAGGTCATCGAGGCGCAGGCGCGCATCAACGCCTCCAAGCGCCTGAGCGACGCGCTGAAGAAGGACCGCGACGAACTGCTCGCGGAGTACACCGACCTGCGCAACGCCCGGAAGGTTCCCGTCTCGCCTGCGAAGGCGAAGCGCACCGGAAAGGCCGAAACCGTGCGCGTGTCGTTCGGCGACGTTCACGGCATGATGATGGACCGCGACGCCATCGGAGCCATGCTGCGTGACGTGAAGACGCTGAACCCGGACGAGATCATCCTCGGGGGTGACATCGTCGAGTGCGGCGGCTGGCTCGCCAAGCATCAGCCCATCGGCTTCGTTGCGACGTGCGATTACACGTACCAGGAGGACATCGAGGCGGCGAACACCTTCCTTGACGCACTCCAGCGCGCGGCGCCGCAAGCGGAAGTCCACTACATCGAGGGCAACCACGAGGACCGCGTAGAGCGGTGGTGCGTGGATCAGACGATGGCGCACAAGCGCGACGCCGAGTTCTTGCGCCAGGCGTTCGCCCCGCAGTTCATGCTTCGGCTCAAAGACCGCGGCATCGCGTACTACGGGCGCCACGACATCCACGAGGCGGGTCTCCCGCGCGGCTGGATCCGGCGCGGCAAGATGTTCTTCACGCACTCACTGACGTACTCGAAGAACGCCGCGCGGGATGCGGCCAGCGTCACCGCGGGCAACGTGACGTACTTCTGCACGCACCGCGAGGACTCTGCGACCATCGTGTTCCCGGCCGTCGGGATCGTGAAGGCGTTCAATCCGGGGTGCATGTGTCAGATGCAACCGATCTGGAAGCACTCCAGCCCGACCAGTTGGAGCCAGGGCTACGCTCTGGACTTCATCGCCAAGAGCGGTAACTTCCAGCGCATCCACGTTCCGATCTGGCGCGGCGAGTCGCTGGCCGGCGCGATGATCGAGCGATTTAAGTCGTAGCCCGGAGCCCGATGGACGAAGACTCACAACCCCGAAAGGAGCCGCCCAATGCCACCGATGGACGCCGCCGCAGCGTGCTTCCTCCTTGGCGCATTGAGCTGGGCCATCGCTATCCGCCGAACCACGGCCTGCGTGCGCGGGGAGCGGTTTGTGATGTGCTCGCTCTGCGCTCTGGAAACGCTGGTGGCGGCGGCCCCGGTATTCATGGCGGCGACATCGGGGAACTATTGGCTTGTGGTATGTGAGGCGGCGGGCGCGGCCGTAGGTGCGGCCGTGGCGAGTCGCCCGAGGGAGTAGAAGAGGACAGCGCGAGAGACCCCGGATTAACCGGAGGCGAAGGCGCGGAACGAGGATGAGAGCATGAAGACAGCACAGATCACCCGCGAGCGAATTGTTCAACTGAAGTCCCACTTCTCGGATGCGTCCATGGTGACGCCGATGCCCGAGGGGACGTTCCGCGAGCCCTGCCCGCACTGCGGCAAGGACGTGGACATGACGCGCGCGGCAGAGCCGATGGGGCGCGTGCAGACGTTCAAGTGGCGCGCGGCCCGCAACGCCGAGCACTGCAAGCAGGTCGCGCAGAGCTTCCGCCCCGACATCGAGCGCATCATGGCCGACACCCCGGAACTGCAGGAGTTCTTCTTCGAGCAGGAGGAGTTGTTCACGCGGTTCCAGAAGAAGGACGCGGAGGGCAAGCCCGTGCCGGCGAACCCGGACGGCAGCATCCCGGTGGATGATACGCGCGCCGACGAGATCAAGGCCGCGATGGTCGAGTTGAAGCAGAAGCACTCCCAGGCGATGCGCGACCACGAGAATCGGGATGCGAACCTGAAGGCGTACATGGCGCAGACCGTCGAGATCGAACTGATGACCGTGGACGTGGACAACCTCCCCCGGAAGATCTCTGGCGACTGGATGCTCGCCATCGCGGAAATGCTCGAAAACGTGCCCACCGAAGTAGGCGGGTAAGGTTTGCAGTTTTCACGGTTGCAAATGTGACAATCGAGAAGGTTGAATCGTGACGTGGACGTGAGGAAGTACATCCCGGCCGGTGCGACGGTTCAATCTCTCGCAACGATGGAGCAGACCGAAGTAGGCAGGATTGTTCTTCATGCGCTCCGCGTAGAGTCCCAGCGACGCACGAGCGCCCTGAAGCGCAGCCCGAGGGTGAACACCGAGGACATGCGCGAGGACGTGAGGCACAAGCTGGGCGAGATCGAGGGACTTGAATGGTTGGCGCGGCTGCGAGCGGCCGCAGTCGAGATGGTCAGCGGGAAACCCGCGAAGGAGGACGAGACATGAAAAAGGCGATTCTGACGGCTCTGGTGGTGGCGGCGTTGGTGGGCTTCGTGACGTTCGACGCGAGGGCGTGGGAGACCGACCGGGCGGATGTCGAGCACACCGGCGTTCACGTCTTCAACGAGAGCGGGTCCGTGGACCTGCGCGGGACGACAAAGATCAGCGGGACAACCCTGACGGCGACGGCGGCGGAACTGAACGCCCTGGAAGCCCTGGGATTCGGCACCGTTGGAACCAACGGCACGAGCGTTGTCGAGAGCTACGGAGCTGTGAACAAGACCACGATCACGTTCAACAACACACTGACGGCTACCGACGGAAGCGCCGAGGGGGAGACGCAGGTTATTTACACCTTCCCGGCTGGGCGCATCTACATCCTCGGCGGGGCGCTGAATGCGACCATCGTAAACACGGCGACCGAGGCCGACACCAATGACGTGTTCCTGATGGGCATTGGAACGGCGGCCGCGAACGACGACGCCGACCTGAGCGATTCCAACGAGACGGACATCTTTGCTGGCCCGACGCTGGAGGCCGGTGCCGTCACGCTGACGAACCAATGGGAAGTCGATATGACCTCCGGCGGTGACACGGTGTTCGATGGTACGTCTACCGCTGTGACCCTGAACCTGAACATGGGCATCGCAGATGCTTGTATCAAGACCACCGGCTTTTCCGCCGCTGTCACCGGATCCGGAACGGTGTTCTGGATCAACCTTGGCGACGACTGAGCAACGACACCTCCAACAAGGAGACCCGCACCATGGCAGACGATACACAGGTCGAGACCACGCAAGAAGCGCCTCTGAGCGCCGAAGCTGGTGAGGACATCATCGCCGCCGAGATGGCGAGCGCCGCCCGCGACTACGGCAACCCGGCAACCGCGACGCCCGCGAAGGCGACGCCCAAGCCGGTTGAACCGCCCTTCGAGGTGCCGCCCGAAGTAGGCGCAGACGGCAAGCCCGAGAAGGTGGACAAGCCCGCGAAGCCCGGCGAGAAGACCCCCGAAGCATCCGCCGACGCGATCACCGCTGCCGCGCAGACGGCCATCCAGGCAGAGCAGGACCGGCAGAACGCCGAGACCGTTGCCGCCGCCGCCCGGAAGCTCCAGGAGCAGCAGGCGGCGGAGGCGCAGAAGGCCGCCGCGGCATCCGGTAGCCCGACGACGCTGGACGTGCAGGCCGCGCTGAAGGAGATCGTTGACGGCGCCGAAGGCGTGACGATCCCCGACGTTGACGACGATGGCAGGCCGACTCAGCGCAGCCTCAAGGACTGGGTTGGTACGTATCCCGGCATCACACAGGTCGCCGCGCTCATGGCGTCGAAGCTGGCCGAGAAGATCGCCGAGAAGCGCTTTGGGGACATCCAGGCGCAGCTTCATCCTCTCGTACAGGCGCAGCAGCAGGCGACGATGGACGCGAAGCGCGGCGAGGTCTACGCGGCCCTCGCGAAGCCGGAACTCGGAGCCCACGAGGACGCGAAGGAGATCGTGGAGTCCAAGGAGTACCTCGAAGTGCTGGAGAAGGCCCCGGACGTTATCAAGACGTGCGCGGAGTCGTGGGATCCGGCCATGCAGAAGCTCGCGCTGGAGTGGTACAAAGCCAAGAAGGGCATCAAGAGCGCCACCGTGCGCCAGGCTGAGGCCACGCACCGCAAGGCGCAGGTGACGGCCGCGGCTGGCCTGCGCTCGACCGGGAAGCCCGTCGTGCGCGCTGAGAACGAAATCTCCGACGAGGAAGCGGCGGAGCTGTTGAGAACGTCCATGGAGGAAGGTCGCAAGGGCTGATGACAACCATCGCGGACAGTTCGTTGCGGAAGTTGGGGCTGCCAATCGACATCCCCAATATCCCAATCGTCTGCCCGCGGTGCAAGAAGCTGGTTGCGAAAGGTGTTTTAGGACCGGGAACGATGATCCAGTTGCGTTGCCGGAAAGGATGTAAGGGCGCAGACGGGAAGGCCCTGCTTTTTCCCGTGGTGAGCCTGAGCGGTGGGGTCGAGGTCGATCCCACGTAACGAGTCACGTGTCCGAAGACCGATGAGTCCGGGACCGTACAGCAGCAGTTCGCTGCGGGACAAACCCGCGTGCGGACGGAAGGAGGCAGTATGGACAACCTCATTGGTTACGGACAGGTTGACCGCCGGGTCGGCGTGCAGTGCGTCGGCAAGATCCTCGGCATCAACTACGCAACGCGGCATCTCGACAAGTTCGGGATCGCCACCACCGCGAAGAAGAACATGGGCGACACGATCAAGTGGCGCCGGTACTTCTCGTTCCCGGTCTCGGCCGCCGAGGCCCCGCTGACGGAAGCGATTCCGCCGAGCGCCATCCCGCTGACGTGGCAGGACTACTCCGCCGTCCTCCAGGAGTACGGCGCGGTCAGCGAGCTGACGCAGAAGGCCAAGGATCTGCACGAGGACGACCTGTTCCGCCAGGCGATCGAGAAGCACGGCGAGCTGATGGCCGAAGTGCTGGAGACGATCACGTGGAAGACGCTCACGGGCGGATGCACGAACAAGTACTACGCCAACGGCGCCGCTGGCCGCACCTCGGTCGATGACGCGATCTCGCACACGGACGTGGCCCTCGTGGTTCGCGGTTTCGGCCGCGTCAACGCGAAGCCGATCCGCAACATGGTGGCACCGACCGACAAGGTCAGCACGCGCGGCATCATGCCCGGTTACATGGCGTTCGGCCATGGCGACCTGAAGGACGACATCAAGTCCTGCAAGGGGTTCGTGCCCTACATCGAGTACGGCTCCCCCGACAACAAGTACGAGGGAGAGTACGGCGCCATCGGCGAGGTCCGGTTCTGCTTCAGCTCGCTGTATCGGTCGCTTCCCGCGGCCGGCGCGAGCACGGCGGACATGCTGGTCAACGGTGCGAAGCCCTCCGGGGCGAGCGCCTGCGACATCTACCAGATCCTCATTCTCGCTCGCGAAGCCTACGGCGTAGTCCGTCTGGCGGGCGAAGAGAGCGTGGGCCTGAAGGTCATTCAGCCCGATCAGCTCGATTCGGGCAACCGCCTGGGCCAGAAGGGTTCCGTCGGTTGGCTGGTTCGCTACGCCGTGGCGATCCTGGACATGCAGAGGCTCGCGGTCCTGGAAGTCGCGTGCCGCCACACCCCGCAGTGAGGTGGATGAGCTGAGGAAGTGAAACCACGGAGGGGGTCAGCCGAACGGGCGCCCCTCCGATAACCGAGAGCAGCAGCAAGGAGAAGCAGGTATGAGAAAGTACATCGGAGTCGCACCGGGCGCCGGAACGTCGGCGCTCTACATTGGCCTCGGGTTCGTCCCGAAGGCCGTCAAGCTCACCAACATCGACCAGGCGGAAGGCGAGATCCTGGTGTGGAACACCGGCATGTGGCGCGGAGCGACGTGCCCCGGCGGCCGCATCCAGACCGCGATGGCGGGCGACGAAGCCCTCCAGACGACCGCGGGCGTTGCACCCTACTGGGGTGGAGACCTGATCGCCACCGCGTCGGCGAACTACATCGTCCGGGCCAACGAGGTTGCTGCGTACAGCGGCGACATGCGGGCCAAGGGCGCGTCCTCTCCGGTGACACGGTGGGTGCAGCATTCCGCCGCGACCGGCCACTTCGACTTCCCGATCAGCACGACCTACGTGAACGTGGGCTCGCTGGTGTGGATCCGCTCGGATGCCACCGGGATCATGCGGCCCTACGTGGTCCGCGCCGTGTCGAACGATGGCGACGCCACGAACGACATCACCCTGGACGCCTCCGTGGGTTCGGGCACCGTCGAGCGCATCACGTACTTCAGCGACTTCGTGCAGGCCCCCGTGGGCTTCACGATGCCGCAGGGGATCGTGGTCAACGACGTGACGTACCTGAACGTGACCTCGCAGGAGTTCGCCATCGAGGCGGAGGACCTGGGCGACCTGTAACCGGGTCGGACGTGACACCGGAAACCACTGACATCCGGGGGTGTCGCTGATGGCACCCCCGGAGTCAGATCAGCACAAAGGAGAAATCGCCAATGAGCGAAAGTCCCAAGATGCGCGAAGACGAGTGCGTGAAGCTAGGCAAGGACAACAAACCGTTCGGGAGTGAGGCGTCGGCTCAACAGTCGCTTCTCAACCTCGGACTCGACGGAGACGTGTGGGGCATCTACCGCTACGAAGGTGGACATGCGCTGATGAAGCACAAGTTCGCCAACCAGCGGCGCGAGGATGCGGATGCGGAAGTCGCCAAGCGCGCCAAGGACGCCAAGGCGAAGCCCGCGAAGTACCGGAAGATCAGGCTAGCCGGCCGCGGCAGCCCGAGCGACTGGCCGCAGGGATGGGCCAACGCCAACGGCATGTACCCGGCTGGGCTCCAGATCGAGCGCGGGAAGGTGGTTGTCCTCCCCGAGATCATCGTGAGCGTCCTGCGCGACGCCCATGTGCCCGTGTTCCAGAGGCCGAAGGATCGGCCCGAAGTTCCGATGGTGGAGGGCGAGCCCGTCTACACGTTCCCCTTCGACGACATGGGCGAGGCGACAGAGGCGGAGTTCAACGAGTTCATGCAGCGCGGGCGCCTGGCGGCCAACGCCACGGTGGAGAAGTACCGCCGCGAACACAATGGATGACCGGTGGCTTGCGGGCGCCGGGAGGTAAAAGGCTGTGACCGGCATCTATAAGTGGTCCGACTTGCGCGAATTGGCGTTCCCAGAGATTCAAGGGTGCCCTCCCGCGCTTTTCGATCAGGCCATGTACGCGGCGAGTCGTGAGTTCTGCGCTCGCTCTCGGGCGTGGGAAGATGAACTGACGATCAACCTCGTCGCCGATCAGGCGGCATACGCCCTGAAGCCGAAGTGGCAGGCCGGTGTCGAGGGCGTCAAGGACGTGAGGATCAACACCGCAGCCGGTGTGACGGCGGGGACTCCTGGGAACAGGATCGATGACCGCGAATGGTCTGTGACGCGCTCCGATTCAGGGAGCATGACGCAGATCGAGCTTTCCGGGACGTACACGCCATCCGAGAGCATCACGAGCGGCATGACGCTGACGGCGATACTCATTCCGGATGCCGGGGAGCACCAACTCCCGACGTGGTTCCTCCAGCGGCACTACGAGGCAATCCTTGGGGTGACGCTGGCGGACCTGATGACGCGCCACGAGGACGACGCCTGGTACAACCCGGTGCGGGCGAACTACTGGCGGAAGCGGTACGGGTCGAAGATCGGCCGTGCGCGCTTCGACGTGATCAACCGCGGGCGGCTTCGTCCGCGCGGACTCCTTGAGGATGACGATGCTTCCGAGAGGGGGTACTACGAATGAGTGTCACAGTGGCACAGTCCGTGATCGACATTCGCTCCGCCGTGAAGGACGAGACAGGTACGGTGTGGGACAAGACCGCCGACATTCTGCCTCGGATCAACGAGGCATTGCAGCACCTCTACGCCGTTCGCCCGGCAGCATTCTACGTCACCAAGATCGTCGTTGCGCCTCCGGCCGCGCTGACCGCCCTTACCGGCAATCTCCCCGTCATGGATCACTACGCCCCCGCCGTTGTGGCGTATGCGGCGCACTTGCTTCTCATGCAGGGGAAGCGTGACGGAGACATCGAACTTGCGGGAGTGAACCGCGACAAGTGGAGCAGCATCGTATTCCCACGCAGGAGGTAGACCGTGCGCAAGACTATTCTCGCCTTGGTGGCAAGCATCATCGCCGCGGCCGGCGCCGTTGCGGACACCGTCGTTATGACCATCGACCTGTCCTCAAAGGACGTTACCGTGGAGGACACCATCTCCATCCGCGAGACGGTGCCGGTGCAGATCGTGAACATCGGCGGGAGCGACGCCGCCAATCTCACGCTTCGGCTGCTGGACAATGACGGGAATGTCTACGCCCAGAAGGTGGGCTTCACTGACGTAGGGAATTACATCGCCTATGGGTCCATCGACCTGAACACGCAGGAACTCGTGGACTACTTCGAGGGCGCCGCCATGCAGACGCGGAGGGCCTTCACCATCGGCCTGTGGGACACCAGCCTCAACCGGCTCTTGATCAACGACGTAATCACCGTTCAGAACAATCCCTATGTCGCAGGGATGCCGGGGCCGTCTACGGTTGGCGTGACCTACATGGCGGTGGGGACGTACGACTCGAACACGAACGGAATCGTGGACACGAGCGATGCGTTGATTGACCTTCTGGCGAATCCCCCCTGGATGAGCCTCGGGACCAACGACTCCGTGCAGTCAGGGGTGGCGGCCAACTCCGGGGCGAACACTTGGGTTGACTTCCCTGTGGCCTACACCGGCACGGTGACCGTTGTCGCATCGCCCAGCGATGACTTCACCTACGAGGCAACCATCAAGGTGCAAGAGCCGGTGGCGACCACTGGGTTTTACTTCACCGTGAGCAGCGCGGCCGGAACCGTCACGAACGCCTGGCGGGTGTTCTGGGTGGCGAGTCCGAAGTCGGCGACAGGCTCCGGGACAGGGAGCGTGGTGCAGTACACGGACGCGGACGCGATCGCTGCTGTGAGCAACGTGCTGGGGACGGCCGCATGGGTGGACGTGGGGACGGATTCTAACGATGTTCCCACCTACGCCGATGTGCTGGCGATTGCGGGTGGTACGGACTCAGTGACGAATGCGTACCGGGTGGAGTTCAGCTTCGCTGACAGCAATACGTGGGACGCGGTTGCCGGTACGCGCGGCAGCGTGTCTAAGGTTGGTCGTCAGTTGGCGTTCAAGCTCCCGAATGCGTATAGCGTGCGTGGAGGGCTTACAAGTTCAGTAGCGTTCCCTGCTGGTCCATGGGCTTCCGCCGTTCGATACTACGAGATTGCCGCCAGCGGCGTCACGAGCGCCAAAATCCTCGACGAGACCATCACTCTTGCCGACATCTCAGACGCGGCCGAGGCGACACTCGTTGCTCGCGCCGGAAACGTTGATTCTGCCTCTAACACCACCTACTCCGCCGGGACGACGCAGGCGTTCGACGTGGCAACGGCCAACACGGCGACCATTGGCACCGGAAGCGTTGCGCGCCTCAACGTCACGGCTCCCGAATTGTCGGAGGATGGAATGTTTCTCGACGCTGGATCGTGGACATACGACACGAACTACTGGACGCTGGGATTCGGAGCCCTCTACTACCAGTCGAGCGGAACGTCCCACAAGACGATCTACCGGGATATTGACGCCATCGCCGGCCGCACCTACACCGTCACCTACGAACTCTACCTGGATGGTGTCGGCGTTCGGTTCACGTCAAACGTCGGCGGGAACGCAGGGACGCCGCGCCTGGCGGATGGTGCCTACACGGATACCATCGTGGCGGGCACCAACGGACTTCTGACCTTCACCGTGGCGCCGCTGCTGGGCGGAGAGGTGTACGCCCTGGTGTGGAACGTGGACGTGCGCGACGCCAACAGCGAGATCGTGATGACCAATGGCGTGATCAACGTTGGCGGGCGCACCGTGACGTGGGACAAAATCGCCCTATGGGACTCGGGAACGGTCGGCGGCGGCACGTCCACCAACTCCACGCATCTCGGCGGGGTGGCGGCGGCTCTGTACGCCACGGACGTTGAGGCGGCCGCGCTGGTGACGGCCCACAACACGAATGCGAGCGCCCACACCGCGCGCTTCGCTCTGAAGCAGGACGCGGCCACCGCGGCGACGGACGCGGAGTTGAGCGCCCATGCGACGAACGCGGCTCCGCACGCCGCTCAATTCGCCGCCAAGCAACCCATCGACGCGGACCTGACGAAGCTGGCGACGAACAACGGCGGGAGCCTGACCAACCTTCAGCCGTTCAGGACCGCGTGGAAGCTCGCCTACGGCAACGGATCGGCGCAGTGGACGGAGATCGCCCTGGGCGCGTCCGGGCAGTACCTTCGCAGCGCAGGGCCTTCCTCCGCCCCATCCTGGTACACCCCCAACCTGAGCGCGACGGCCACGAACGTCTACATGGCTGACCTGCTGGACACCTTCACCAACGGGAACTTCGTCGTCGGTGACGGCACCAACCTGACGCAGCGCACCGTTGCGCAAGTGAAGACCATCCTCGGCACTGACACGGTTACGGGCGTCCCCGACCTGGCGAGCCCTGTGACCAACGGAGTGATGATCTCCACGGGCGGCACGTCCTGGGCGGCGGTGTCGCTGGCTACGGCGCAAAGCATCCTCGGGATTGGCGGGGCTACGAACGTCCAATTCGCAGACATGCAAATGTCCGGCACATCGAACGACGTTGCCGTCTCCCACGGCGGGACTACGTGGACCAACGAACCCTTCCTCGACGTGCTGAACACGGTTGTCGCCGGCGCCGGTGGATGGTACTCGTTCAACATCGACGCGCAGACGATAGACGGCCTGGACTCGGGGGCGTTTCTGCAAACCACGGCGAGCATCGACGCGCTTTCGGACGTGGAAACCAATGGGGTCACGGCCGGAGACACGCTGATCTGGGACGGATCGAAGTTCGCGCCCGGCACCCTGGCGACGGACACGAACGCGCTGGAAGCCCTCTGGCAGGCTGACGACGCGACCCTGAGCAACGCCGTGGCTCTGGCGTGGGCGGACGACGATACCGCACTAAGCAACGCGCTGGTGAGCGCCTACGGGGCGGCGGACACGGTAGTGAGCAACGCCGTCGTGGCGGGGTACGGGGCGGCCGACACGTCCCTGAGCAACGCCATGACGCAGGCGTTCCTGACTGGGTACACGAACCTTGTCCTGTCCATCTCCGCCGGGGACGCTGCGAACAGCAACGACGTGACGGCCAAGGTGGCGAGTTACCTGAAGAAGGACGGATCCGTGGCGATGACCGGAAACCTGAACATGGGAGGGCACTCGATCACGAATATCGCTGCGGCGTCGCTTGGGTTTGCGGGGGGTGGCACGATCAGCGCCGCTAAGGTCGCGACGTGGGATGCGACGGCGACGGCGTCAAACCTGTTCGCCAAGAAGGCGGCGGACCTCACGCAATTCACCGTGGGAGGGGCGTCCGGGCAGGTGTTCAAGAGTAACGGCAGCGGTGGAGGTGCGTGGTCTGACGATAGCACGTCTGCTTCATCTGTTTGCTTGGTGCAAGTGTTTGCAAGTGGTTCTCAGACAATCACGGCATCCAACGGAGGAACATGGCAGTCGTTGTCGTGGACGGAATCCATAGACATTGGATCGAACTTCGCGCTGACGCAGTTCACAGCCCCAGAAACGGCGGAATATCGCGCGTCCGTCTCGGTCCCGATTCGGCTCTTGTCGTCATCACAGGCATCTACCGCGTATGTCCGGTTGCGGAAGAATGGAACCACGCCGCTGTATGTTGCGTATGCGGCGCTCTCCACCATCTCACCAGTGAGCGTGAATCGTGCTTGTATTTCCTTCTCGATCGTCCTCTCGCTCACGGCAGGAGACATTCTCACGCTCGATGCGGCGAAGTCAGGGAACGACGTGTCTATTGAATACTCAGTCGATGCGACGCAGGCAGTCATGGCGTCAATGAATGTCGAAAAACTGTGAGGCCCCGCATGAAACCCATCATCCACATCCTTCTTATCGCCCTCACCGCACCTCTCCTCTCCCTGGCCCAGCTTCCCAACAACTCCGTTACGGTCTCGGGAGCCCACATCGCCACCGAGGAGTGGGTGGCACTCCAACCCGAGCTTGACCCCGCCGTGCCCGTCCACAACACGAACGCGACGGCGCACTCCGCGCTATTCGCAGCGGCCCGCACGAACGCGACCTCGATCAACGGCGTCCCTGTGGCGACGGTGACGGCGGGCGCGGCGGCGGGGGCTTTGGCACTTCAAGTCGAATCTGACACCCTCCAAAGCGTCGTGACACGCGGGGGAGAGGTAACGTCTGGAGATGTCACTATCGACGCGGCCAATGCGGGGACGAACACCTACGGCGGGAAGCTATCCATTCTCGGGGAGCGCGTTCAGATAGGTGGAGGTTCAGCCTTTGGAGTTGGGTCTATGGCCGTAGGCGTTTCGTCGGTAGCGAGTGGGTTGGGTGCGGTTGCGCGAGGTGGATTGGCTCAGGCTGAAGGGCCGTATTCTCAGGCAGATGGCTACGACGTGACGGCAGCAGGAGACTATTCGTATGCGGGTGGGAACCGCGCCGTCGCAGCGCACGACAACTCCTACGTCTGGTCGGACGGGCAGGCGTACACATCCACCGTGGCACGCCAGCGGTCAGCCTACGCCGCGAACGGCCACAGGCTCGACGGCGGGGCGGTGACTCACAACGGCACCAACCTACTGACCTACGTTGCTCCGCACAACCAGCCCGCGAGCACGGTCACGAACCTGACGGCTGCTATAGAGGCTGCGTCGATCCAAGACGGCGACACGCTCACGCTTGGGTTGCAGGGGCCGGATGGGGCCGCAACCAACAGCTACGTCACTTTGCACCAGTTGCAGGATTCTGCTTCGACGTACCGCACTTGGCAGTTCTGGAGCGGTAGCAACTCGACAATCCTTGCCGGGGCGAAGGCAATGAGGACGATTGACGAAGGGAATCCTCCCGCTCCTAATCTCAACACCGTGACGGTCAACGGCAATGCTCAGTATATCACCTATTGCTCAAAGCCGATTGGTGTCACATCCATCAAGTCAGGTCTGTATCAGGTCAACGCTACGATGTACCGATCTACCATTGGCGCAGATGCGTGCAGCGTGTCGGCTGAAATCTACTTGAGGACCGCACTAGGTGTGGAAACCGAACTGACGGCGGTTTCGGGTACGGCGGCACAGACCATTAGCGGAACCTCGCTTGAGTACATCTACAGCCTTAACGTAATCAGCAACTACACGACGCTTGCCACGGACTCAATCCTGTTGCGGTTCAAGACTTCGGCGGTGGGTGGCGCACCCGTAACGTTAAACATCGGTCAGGGGTTCTTGAGCGTACCCATTCCGAGCACGCAGTTTGCAACCAAGGCAACGACGTTATCCGGATACGGGATAACCGACGCGCAACCCCTCGACGCCGACCTGACGCGGCTGGCGGGCAATGATGGTTCGAGCCTCGTGTACCCGACGAACATCACGACCATCGCGGCGGGGGCCACAGGCACCAATCAGGTGTACCTGACGGCGGGATACATTAATCACGTTCGTATGCTGGCGACGAACGCGACGCTGAAAGTGTGGATGCCAGCTACAGCGGGCAGCGTTCGCAGCTATTCTAGGGTGTCAATTTACAACCCCAATCTAAAGCCCGTGATATGGGGTTCAGCGGGTGGCAGCATTTACTGGCCGAGCAACGGCACCTACACGGCAACGGCGCGAAGCGTCAACAAGTTCGGCGTGGTCCATATTATGAGCGGGACTGCGGCGCACGAAGCGATCCTAGTCGCCACCAACGCCACGGAGTTGTTCTACCCATGAAGCGGACACTCGCACTACTCCTGACGCTTCTCCCATGCCTGACGTTCGGGCAGAGCATGGCCGCGCACCACGGGGCGGCGGGGGCGTTGCGGTTGGACTCCGCGCCCGCATCCCCGATCGGCTGGTGGCGCTGCAACACCGATCCGGCGTCATATACGCCGTGGGGCATCAAGGACGAGTCTGCGAACGCCAACAACGCAGTGCAATCATCCTCCGCCAACCGCCCGACGTACACCGCCACATCGGGAGGCTACGTAACGTCTGACGGTAACGATTTTGCAGACGCCGGCGAGGGTGGTGGATTGTTCGACTTCACCTCGGCCTACACCATCACGGCGTGGATATACCTGCCCGCCGCCGACGAGGCTGCGATAGTTGAAAAGGGCTACTTCACATCCACCGGCGGCTACATGCTCCGAGTCAACGGAACCAATGTCGCCATGTACGTCCGCAAGGCGAACCGGAGTTCTGCCCCCATTGCAACCGGAGCGTGGCAGCACGTCGTTGGAAAATGGGACGGGGCGAGCACCTACATTTATATCAACGGCGCGGAGAAGGACAAGGACGCCTTCGCATTTGCACCAACAGACACGACAAACACACTTCAAATTGCGCGATACTCACCAACATTTGCCCTTGCCGCCAGCCTGTCCGACATACGGGTTTACAACGTGTCATTGTCGGCGGCTGCAATCATGGAAATGTATATGGCTGAACCCACCGTTGCGGCTGGCGGTAAGAGATAGCGAGGACACAATGAACTATTGCCACCTGACAGACGCCACCTGGAACCCCCGCCCGCTGCCGAGCCGCTTCGGGGAGATCAGCGAGAACTACTTCAACAGCGACACCGCCGACATCCTGCGCGACGGCTGGCGCGTTGCCGTACCCGCGACGGTTGAAGCTGGAGCACGGTACGCCAGCGCGGTCGCGTTCACCGACGCCGAGGCCCGCGAGGTCGCCACCATCACCGCAACGGCGGCACAGGTCGCAGCGGAGCAGGCGGCGTCAGAGGCGACAGCAGAGGCGGACGCCAAGAGCGCACGGATGGCCGAGATTGTCCCGCTCTACGGTCCCGCCGTTGGTATGCTGGCGCAACTCCTCGCCGCCTTCGGACTCGAAATGCCGATCACCGCACCCGTCGCCATGCCCGCCGTCTACGCCAAGTGGAAGTCCGACGACAAGCTGGGGCCGGATGCGACGATGCTGCTGGCCGTGTACTCGCAGCTTGGAGCGGCACTCAGCGACGACGACATCTACGCAATCGGCAAGGCTATAGGAGTGGCGAAGTAGGCAGGCAATGAACCGGAGGGACGAAGATGGACGACATAGTGGAGTCGATAATAGTGGCGATAGCGTTTGTGGCAATGGTGATCGTGTCGGCGATGT